TGTCTGTCTGTCTGTCTGTCTGTCTGTCTGTCTGTCTGTCTGTCTGTCTGTCTGTTAAGATTGTGTTGTTAGATTTTTGACTGTCAAGGTATTTAACATATTTTCTCGCACCACTTACACAATTTGACACTTCCTTGCTAATCATCGGAAATCCATACTTTTCACAAACCTGTGCAAATGAAATTTTAGGTTTCAAAATCACAAGGTTATCAAAAGTCTGTGCAAACTGTTTTAACTCTGGATATTGTGTCGGAACATCCACGAACACAAAAGGAATATTTTTATATCCGCAAACTTCTCTGATTATGTGTCCTAAAACTGTGCTATCCTTTCCACCGCTAAATGACAGATACACTCCATCTTCGCCAAATTCATTCACCCAGTTCCTTATTCTCTCTGCTGTCATTAAAACCTTGATATTCAGCGGTAATGCCTGCCATTGGTATAATTCCTGCATTGTGTGTTTTGCCATACTCACACCTCGATTTCATCATCCTGTGGGAACTGAAAGATGCCACTTTCGCCATAATCAGCAAATTCATTTCTCAACTTTTCCATAGCCTTAATTGCCTTTGCTTCGGTGGAATAGGTTGCTATAAGACTGTTTAGAAACACTTCCGGTGGCTCTGCGACATTTTTAACTGCAACAATTCCATAATCCCCGCCACTACTATTTAATATTGAAAAAACAAAATTTTCATATGGAACATCTATTGTTCCGTCCTGTGAAATTACTCTCATGGTCTCCAAAACCTCCCACATATTTTGCACTCATAGCCCCATCTATGATGCTTACAAATCTTAAACCAGTCGTGTCGATGCATTACTTAATCCTCCTCACTCTGCATGAATGGTGGTATTGTGCTATCTTCTGCCTGTTCTTCGGTTGCTTCTGTGTCTGTGGCGTCGATAATGTCACTTTCGTCAAAATCCACTGCGTTTGCGTTCTGTTCAATATCGTAAGCTACATCCTGTTCAAGCATTTCATCATGGCTGATTTCCTCGTAATCCTCATTTTCATTTCCGCTATGAGAATTATTGATATATTTAAGAAGTCTATTCTTAACAGTTTTCATAGCCATCTGGTCAGCAAATTTCTGATGTGTGCCATTGCCATTCTCTTTGTAGCCATAACCCTGTTTCCAAGCCTGCTTAATCTGTGCAATAGTCATAACCTCTGCTATCTTCTCTCCGTCATCCATAATCGCCACTGCATAAGCCCCGGTAATCTTATCATTGTCGATATTCTCAAAACTCTGTTCGTGGCAATCAATAATTGTCTTAGCGTCCTCTTTGTGATACTTGAACACATCTCCCTTGTAAATGACCGCTGCATTAATGTCTTTAAGTCCGAATCTCCTTGCTATGCAAGTGTTTCCATACACTGATTTCTGACACTGTAACTTACCGCCATAAGCAACCGGGTAGCACTGTTTCTTCTGCATTGAAAGTCCATTTGTAACCATTTCAACAAGTGCATTTTCAATACTTGCCCTTGTGCAACTCTGCAATACAGGCTTTTTGTTCATATCTACTGTGTCCTGCAAAATCAGCATTGCCGACATAAATTCATTCGTGTAATTGTAATCTTTAGGGAATGTTAAGCCAAATTTCTCTTTCTGCTTAATTTTAACAACCATTCCCTCTGTAAAATCTTTTGCTACAAGCTCTCTGCTTTCAGCTTCTTTCTTTTCCACAACTGCTGTATTCTCTGCCATAATTAATCCTCACTTTCTTCAAACTCTTTTAACTGTTCCGCTAACTTCTTGCACTCTTCTGCTACATATTCTTCTGTACGGATTATCAATCCTTCAATACGGAATCTGTCCTCACACTCAATCTGTATAGCAAGGTTGCTTCTATAATTGGGAAATTTCTCATAAGCAAGTTTAAGTTCCCTTGCGTCACCGTAATGTCCGCAATCAAATCCGAACCACCACAAATCACTCTCGATTGGATAACTTGAATGCTCTCCACCGCCTGCATATGTAATGCCACCGTGACACTGAAAATATGCTTCAATGCGGATTCTTTCGTCCTTATCAAAGCAAGCGCCCAGCAAAGGAAAAACACCACTTATCTCTCTACTCTTCAAATCTTCCTTTTTAATTTCAAGATAGTCTGAATAGTTCTTGCCATATAGCGGATGATTCTTTGGAACGCCAACATATCCACATCTATGCCCTATTGCGCCGAATATAACAACACATTTGTATCCAGAGTGTTCAAACTCACGCTCTACAACATATCTATCATTCATAGTGCTTATCCCTCCACAATTTCTAATTTCTCACTATCATTAACAATCAGCATAATTAACTGACTATCCACCATTTCAGCAACTTTCTTCTGATTTTCTTCATCTAAGCTCTCAGAATCGTCTAAGATAATAGGTGCTGATATGCCACCAATCTTCTGAATTGAACTGCAAATGTCAACTCTACCTAAAATCCTATTGCCCTTGTTACTCATAGTTGTTAAAATGCTCTTTCCGTCAACAGTAGGTATGCAACAGCTCTTGTAATTGCCATTCTTGGCATATTCAAACAACTGCCACTTAACTAACCCGAAATGACTGTTTACTGCTTCTGTCAAGGCTTCGTTCTTAGCCTTATCCAGTTCGTCAAGTAAATCAAGAATCTTCTCGGCATTAGCCTTATTCTGTTCAGAATCAATCCTTGTCTGCTTTAATTCTTCAAGTCGCTGTTCATCTGCTGCCGTATCAGACTTTACAATCTGGCTTTCACATTCTGCTAACTGCTGCCTTAAAGCTGTTTCCTGTGCCTTTAATTCTGCCTTAACTGCTGAAATATCGTTAGCCTTGTGCATAGCCTGTTCTTTTTCTGCAATCTGCTGTTCGAGCACCTTGTATTCCTCGGTAGTTGACACATCAATTTCCTGTGGAAGCTCTGATAACTGCTTTTCAAGGTCTGCAACTTCTTTTTCCAGCTTCTTCTGATTAGCAATATTGTCTTTGTTGCATTCCTCTAACTTAGGTATCATATCTCTTGCATTATCAATGCCTGCCTTAACTTCTAATCCGTCCTTTTCAACCTTTGCCAGCCTATCAGCTTTTGTCTTTTCAAATGAGCTTCTAAGGCTTTCAATTTCTTCTGTTGGCAGTTCTCTATGACAAGCAGGGCAAACTGCTGTATTCTCGTCAAACTTTTCTTCTTTAATCTTATTCCAAACATCAGCAAGTCTGTTTCTTTCTCTCGTGCCACTCTCAATATCGTTCTGATAGCCGTATATTTCAGAATTATTTTTCTGAATAGTATCAGCTATGTTGAAAAGATAATCTTTCTTATCAGAAATCTTATTCTCAATCTCTCTCCTAGCCTTAACATTATCCTCATTGGCTTTGCGTGACATATCACTAAGTTCAAACTTCAAGTTGAGAACATCTGAACTAGCCTTGTCATATTCAGCCATCAGCTTTTCATTGTCTGTCTGCTTTGCCACGCAATCGGCAATCTGTTCTTTAAGGCTGTTTTTCTGTAATTCAAGGTCAGATACTTCAATAGCCTGTTTAAGCTGAATATCTCTTTCCTTTTCCTTAATCTGTCCGTCAAGAATAGGCAAATCCTTTGTAATTTTGGTCTTAGTAGCCTTATTCATAGCGGACAATTCTTCAACTGTATACTTATTAAGTAAAGGAACTAATTCGGCTAATTCAGCTTTCTGTGAAGCTATATCAAGGTCTGTAACATCTCCCACAAGGCTGAATAGGTATTCTCTCATTTCAGCCGGTTTCTGATTAAGAAAAGCATTTACATTACTGCACATCTTAAATACATTCATATCAACATCAAGATATGCGTTGAAATCCTTTAAAGTCTTAGGTACATCATTGATGAAATACTTGTTATCGTCCTTATAACTGCTGCCGTCCTTACTGTGAGTACGCTTCTGTACTTTCTTCATAGTTACTTCTTTTCCGTCAACATCAAGTGTAAGCTCAACACTTGTATCCATATCATCAACGGATTTTCCGTCAATCTCTCTTCTGACAACCGGATTATCCTTTAACTCATAATCACAGTTAAACAAGCACCACAGATAAGCTGTCGCAACAGTTGACTTACCCTTGCCATTCTTAGCCATAATCTTTGTAATGGCATAAAAATCAAATTCTGCGTGTGCATAGCACATAAAGTTTTCCAATACTATCTTTTTAAGTGTTGCTCTCATAAACAATATCCTTTCCTTATTTATATATTCATAACAAATACGCCATCTTCAACTTGGAAGTTATCAATTTCCCTATCCGCATAGGCTGAATACTTAGCTTCCTCAAATGAGCCATTAAATACTGTTCTGTATTGTGGTGTCCATATCTGGCATACCACATCTTCATCAATAGCCATACTTGCTAAATCTCTAACTGTAATATCACTATGCATTGGCTTCACCCTCCTCTGCGTAATCAATTCTGCTTACTGATACTTCATAAGCAACCCTTGTTTCAATCTCATTGTCACTTATCTTCTTAGCGTACTCTCTGCTCTGGAATCTTCCCTGGATCTGAATGTGTTCTCCAACTTCAAGCCCACCTGCAAATCTCGCATTTCTTCCCCATGCTATACATGGTATGTAATCTGATTTGCCATATGGTCTGTTTACTGCCACTAAGATATCTGCAATCTCTCTGCCCTTTGGAGTACATCTGTATATAGGTGGTTTGCAGATATGAGCGTCAAGTATAACTGTATTAATATTTTCCTCGAATGGTAGTTCTGTTGCGTCCTGTGCCAGTATTTCAAGTTCTCTTGCAAATACAGATAAAATCAGCTTGCGTTTCACATCATCAATGTGTCTGTTAAAACTTCTTATCTGCCCTAAAACTGTGACAACCTGTCCTACCTTGATTTCTCTGATATCAACAAGCCTGTCCGATATCATTACTGGTAATGTATCCTTGTTACCACTTGTTCTTGAACACTTGAGCAAGAATACATAAAACCCCTCGCCAAGTACTTCATGCGAGTACTTTGGCTCTTTCTCAACTACTCCTGCTAATGTGATATTATTGTTATTAATTGCATTTTCCATTTTTCTCTCCTTACTTTAATATGTAACTTCCTATTGGTACTTTATCCATTCTTTCAATCAGATGGATTTTGCAGCTAAAAGTATAGAATTTTCTAAAATCCTTTTCTCTCATGGCTCTCTGCCTGTTTCTATTCAACTTAATGATTCTTTTTATGCTACTCATTGGCACTCTCCTTACATCTGTAATACATCGTTGTTATAACCCCTCTTGCTGTGAGACAGTCATAATTCTTCCATGCTGATAAATCATGGTTAGCTGATTTAATTGCTGTTCTAATTGACCTTTCAACAGCACATCTTGACTTGCCTACTGTACTGGCAATGCTATTGTAAATTTCTTCCATTGTTATAGAAGAATTGAACCGTTTAACAGCTTCAATTATGTAGATGTAACCTTTTTTATTGGAGAGAATACCTAAGTTGAACATTTCTTCTCTTATCCTTGCTTCCATAAACACTCCTTACTTGTAGCAAAAGTACATGTTCTGCACTTTTTTATAAACACCGCTACCTTGTTTAAATTCAGCTTGATACAACACATTGCTAGGTATGTCATATCCGCTTATTAATAATTCTTCTGCTATTCTCCAACACCTTTCTGTTGGTTCTTTATAGAATCCGCTGTTCATAAGCTCTGTACATTGATATTGCCCTGGCTGATATATAACTTCTTCAATGCTGTTAGGAAAATACTCACTTTGTACTCGGTTCAAAACAACGGCTCCTGCAAGATATAGCATTTCATCGTCGTTACATGTCGCTCCGCATTCGCCCATCAGTAAATGTGCCATGAGCGATAACTCATATTCATCAACACTTATCTCTCCAGTTTCAACCTTATAATCAACATGTGAGTTGTAGCATTCACTTAACACTGCACTCTGCTGATTAATCTTAGCTTGCGGCTGTACCGGTCTTAGAATCAACGCTATAAGGCTAATTCCTGCCAGTGTTGCGGATATGTTAATTATCTTTTCTTTCATATTCTTTTATCCTTTTCATTAGGCACAATGGCGGTTCGTAAGAATCAATGAACTCATGTACATCTGCTAAATCATCATGCTTAATACAGCTAAAACGACACCCGACTTCGTGTTCTATCTGTAAATATAAATCTATGCAGATTTCGTTAATCAAGTTTATGTCACTAACCTTGCCGCCTGTAACAGCAATAACCCTCTCGCTTTCATGTCTTGTAATGTCCTGTATTTCATCAAAAGTTAATGAATCGTCAAACGGAAACACTGTTATCTCCTTTCAAGAACTTATTAACAAAGTAAACCTGTCCTTTTCCTGTTACCTTTGGTGTGCGTGTAATTCTTACGCTTCCATCTGGATTAACAAGGTTGCTTTCCTTGATTTCAAATAGCCCCTGCTCAATGTACCTCTGCGTCGGCATATTGTAAGAACTGCCACTCTTAATCAGATAGCCCTTATCTCTTAACCATACAAATAATCGCTTCTGCCCGATTTGCACACCATTCTGACAAATCAACTTTGCTAAATCTCCAACAAGGATTGATGTATGGCTTGTTGCTACTGCGTCCGCAAAAATCTCTTTAGGTTTCATCTGTTCAATTCTTGCCTGCTTCTGTTCGATTATCTTATCTCTTTCAGCTATCTTGTTATTGGCTACAAGAAGTGCCTTTGCCATGAGTTCTTCATCAGACATTGTTTCCTGCCCTGCTATGTAGCCGCCGTTCTTTCTGATTGATGGAAGAACTTCTGATGTAACCCATTCTGTAAATCTTTCTGCACTTTCTTTACGGCTCTGAAAGATTGTCTTGTAAAGATTGCTCTCGTTGATAAAGTTCATTCTTACTTTCTGAATCGCTGGAGTGCCATCAGCTTTAATACCTGTCTGTACCCCTACCTCATTAGTAATGACCCCATCTTCTTTAAGTCTTGTTTTTAGCTGACTTACATTTGATATTTCCAATGCCTTGCACACATCAGCCAAGCAAAACATAGGTTCATCATCTTTAGTAATGGTTCGGATTTCTCCAAACTCTGAATTGCTAAAAATCTGTAGCTCCATAAACATTCCTTTCTAAATAATGTGTGATATATTTTGACCTTTTAAGGTGCATTTGAGCAATTTTGCTCATTCCTATCTGCTGTAACTTGTAGAACTTTATATTTATTGATACAATAGAGAAGTGATGGTAGACACTTTCCAATTGGTAGGTAATTCACACTTGATACGAACAGGACGCTATTCCTGTCAAAAAGAACTAATGATGTTTGAATAAAAGTTTGCAACTATTTACCGCTACCATCACTTTTCTATTGCATCAATATCAAAAATTCTGTTTCTTATCGTTTCTTAATTAGCAATCAACAAGTGCTGTTTTGCCAACTTTTTCCGCCTGTGCATTAAGCTCTTCGCAAACCTTGTCAATTTTTGCGGCTACTGGACTGTTTTCTAACTCTACAAGCACCCTTAAAGCTGAAATTTCCAATTCTGCCTTTTCTTTCGCGGATATGTCGCTTTTTCTTGTTTTCTCTAAGTCCTCAAGTATGTAATCTTTTAATAAATTAATTTGAATTTCATTCATTGTTATTATTATCTCCTTTTTATGTTATAATTCCTTTACTAAATAAAGAAAGGTGGTGTAAATATGTTTCTAAAATTTCAAATAACTTGCACTTGTTATAGCAGATATACTATTAACGAAGATATATCTACTAGCAAGATTGTTTGCCCTAACTGTGGTCTTGAATATCCTTACTCTGACAAAGTATTATCTATACTCAAGACCGCTAAAGAAATACCTGACAATACATCTTTTGAAGAATGTTGCATTAAGGCTATTTCTGAATTTGAAGATATGAAGAATTGTCAAGAATAATCTTCATATAATCTAAAAACCCTTTGGCTTCTAAAACGGATAAGTTATGTTGGGCAATTAATGCTTTCGTGTCAGCAATCAATTCGCTTATATCTTGTCCGTTGCAGTGAAGCCTTTCATAGAAGCAACTTCCCTCTATCGTTTTTGTCATTTCATTTTGGATAGCTTTTCTTGTGACTTCTGTCATTCCTACTCCTTCCTAGTAACTTATGAAGTTACTTTCTTTGCAAAAAAAATCTCCATAGGATTTTCAATATTCAAATTATCAATCATAATCTGAATCTCGTTACTGCCAAAAACGCCCTTGTGCATTCGCAGATAGAAGGTCTTGGGCGTTACGCCTATCATTTGTGCAACTTCTGTCTGCGTTTTTCCGTTTTCAGCAATAATCCCACGAAGTTTATTTGTATCAACCATTATCTCATCTCCTTTCTAACTTCGTAACTTTTGAAGTTACTCTTATTATACACCGCAAAAGTAACTTGTCAAGTTATTTTTTTCTTGACTTGTAACTTTTTTGTGCTATAATCAAGTTACCAATAGGAAAGGAGGAAACACTAATGATTAAAACTGTTGGAGACAGAATTAAGGAGCAAAGAGAGCTTAATAAAATGTCACAAGTAGAGTTAGCTAAGAGAATGGGCGTTTCTAAGCAGACATTATATAAGTATGAAAACAATGCAGTAACAAACATTCCAAGTGATAAAATTCAGATTGCTGCACAGATTCTTGATATTTCTCCATCATATTTAATGGGGTGGGAAGATAATTTATCTACTGATAATGTTGATATCATTCCCGACTTAATGTCAGATAAAGAATTGTTAGATAGTGTTAAGAAATTGATAAAACTCAATAAAGAACACCAACAAACTATATTTGACAATATAGCCTATTGGTATGAGAAAGAGGGGCGTTAAACGCCCCATTTCTTTTTGAAAGATAAAATTAATCCATATACAAATTTCAAAAAATTGTTACTATTACAATTTTTTATTAATCCGATAATCTTTTGCTTATATTCCTCATTCTCCATATATCCCCCTTATTGCACGATATAACACTGGTAGCGATAGTGTTATTATAGAACATTTGTTCTTGCATGTCAACCTACCCCCAGTAGATTAACAGTTTTCAGCGGTGACACTGCCAACGCCAATCAAACAGTGCCACCTAGCCGAAACTTGAAGATTCTGCCCGAACTCTCTCGGACAATTATTATTATAAATACTGATAATGTAAAAATCAACTTAAAGATATCGCAAGTTTCGACAACATTCGACAAATTATGCATATTGTGATATGATTAGTAAAATTAAATTTAGGGGGATTCGCCTATGAAAAAGAGAATTGTAAGCATTATGCTTGTTATGTGCTTATTAAGCCTTGTAGCGTGTCAGAATGGTGCTTCTGATAATAATGTTGAAAGTACCAGTGAAGTTCAGACAGAACAAGAAACATTATTATCAAGAGATAAGAGCGTATACCCTGACGATATAACTGTTGAAATGCTCAAGCGTACACCTAATAAGTATATTGATAAAGAATTCAAGTTGACAGGCAATATTGTAGCAGAATTAAAATATGATGGAGAGGTTGAAGATAAAGATGGAAATACGCATACTGGCGAAGAATCCAGTGAATATATTGCTTGCTATTATTTAGCTGTTGATGGCAATAATGATGATACTGTTGTTTTGACATATTATAGAGACGATTTTGATTATAATTTGCTTGTTGGCGATAATGTGACAATGTATGGAACGCTTCTTGAGGGTGGTATGGAATTTAAGAAAACAAACGGAACTATAATAACCATTCCTGCTGTTATGGCTGTTATGATAGATTTGAATAATTAAAATATTACCGGGAGCATTGCACTCCCGGTATTTTTATTAAGGTTAGACTAATTCACAATCAGCTACATTGACCGCTGCGAATAATTCTCCGCCATGTACAAGCACAACTCTGTCTCCATTTTTTTCTGATACTGTATACTCATCAAACCAAGCTTTAATAGGTGTGCCATCATAATCAGTATCGCCGACAAATCTCACTGCGCTATCCTCTTCAATATCTTCACTGAATGGGATATCAATAGGTGTATCATCAGAACTTGCACCGCCGACAAATTCAAGGTTAGCAATATTGACAGCGGCTGTGATTGTTGTACCGATACCTATAACAATTCTGTCTCCGTCCTCTTCAATTACATCATATTCATCATAATATGTCGCAAATCTCACGCCGTCATAATCAATGTTATCAAGAACTCTGACTTTCTTGCCGTCACCACGACTTACTGTATCTGTGTTGACATCGTTGTCATTGTCATAAATACACTTAACAAGGCTGATGTTATCCTCGTCAATAGCAGCAGTAGTTACGCCGTCAACACCGATAACAACTCTTCTGCCACTAGCTGATAAGACACTGTACTCATCATAGTAAGTGCCGAATGGCTCGCTATTATCGTACTGGATAGCGTTAATAACCTTAACTGTATCGCCCTTATGGTATTTAGTGTCTGGTACTGGCTCATAGTCTGGCACTGTAATGCCTTCAACTACATGGTCTGTACAATAATCAGTGTAACAATAGTTCTGGTCTACTGTCTGTCCGTTAATCTGTGTGTCTCTAAGATAATTAACACTTCCGCCAAACTGCCACATATCATAATCAACGGCAATTCTAGGTTCTGTATCTGAATACTTTGCTACCCAAACGGCATAACCAGCTTCTTTTACTCTTGAAATGTCTACATAATTGTTAATGCAGTTCTCGTATGAGTATAAGCCGACATTCTTATATCCTGCATTTCTCATTTCATCAAGGAATGCCATAATAATGTCTGTAAGGTCGTTGCCAGTAACCATGCCTGCTTCAACATCATAGAATACTGGATAGCAGAATGATTTACCTGCTAAAAGCTGTGCAAAATATCTGGCTTCATTTACAGCTTCATCAGCACTTAATGCGTTACCAAAGAAATAGGCTCCCTTGTGGATTCCTGCACTTTCCAACTTGTTATAGCTATTCTCAAACTCTCTATCTTCGTATAAGCCATCATCAGCACCGCCTGCCTTGATAATAGCAAAGTCTACACCCTCATTATCCTTTGCACTTTTGAAATCAAAGTCTCCCTGCCATCTTGATGTGTCAATCCCGAATAATTTACTCATATATTACCTCCTAAAAAATAAAAGCATGGGAATTAACCCATGCTTTCTAAAATAAATATTAATCACTGTACTTTTGCGAGTAGTTTATTAACCTCTGTCTTAAAGTTATCATAATCACTATCACACTCCGACTTATTTGCAACATACAACTGATTATCTGTAATTGTCTGTCCAATTATTGCCGGACCGGTTTCTGGAATGTTTGCATACATTGCCATTGCAACCATGTTATTAATTATCGATGTTCCATTAATCGATATTGTTTTAACTGTTCTTAACATTTTTGCTCCTTTCCGTTAGCCAAACAATGTTCCTACTAATGTATTATCTACCCATACTTCTAATTTTGAATCTGTCCAAGTAAGCGTAACTCTGTTGGTTGAAGCTGTAACTGGCTGACAATAACCAAAGTATTGGTTCCATATTTGAATTGCAGATAAATCACTTGTAAATTTCGTACTTCCATTTATGTTTAAGTTATTAATTTTAGCCGTACCCATTACAGACAATTCGCAGTCAGTATAATATGTCTTCCCAGAAGAATCTATGCGCACATACCCTTTGCCTATGTTGCAATAACCATATATACTTCCATCGCTATTATTCCCTTGTAGCCATATTTGCTTTCTTGTTATACTGGCTTCTTGTCCTAAATTTGAATACAGCCAAAAACCAGTAGTCATGTCGTCTTCATCGCTTGGAGTGTATACTACTTTAATTGTATTAGTTCCGTCATCGTCATAGCCTAATAAAGCGTGGCCCTGAATCCTTACTCCATTATTAGATGTATTATTCCATACTTTAAGCTCTCCGCCTCGCATAGTTGCCGCCATCGAGTATTCATTTCCGTCTGAGCCCACGCCCGTTCCTTTCGAGGTTATTGTTCCATCTGCTGTAATAGTTGTATTGGTTGATGCGAGTGTGAATCTATCGCCAGAAATATTTAAGCCGCCTCTAGCTGTGATGTTGATGGTATCTGCAATGGCTTCAATAGCAGATTTCAGTTCGCCAGTAGTTGGGTCTTTTTTGATATACAGCTCTAGACTTGCTGATGTAGCATAGTTTTTTAAGCTATCCTTAGTTGCATATGTTGCCGAAACTTCTTCTTTGATACTATTGCTCTCTTTGGTTATAGCTTGTGTAATTTCATTTTTCATGAAAACTGTCTTTGGGTAATTATCATTAAGATTGTCTTCTATGTTCTGGCACCAATCTTGAGCGTCACTAGCTTTTGTATCAACTCTATCAATTGCGTCCGACAATTTAGTCTGTTCAGTATACAAACCAGATATCGACAGGCTATTAGAATCGGCGGTTTGCTTGACTGTATTAACAACATTTGCCAAGGACTCTACGGTGCTTCCGTCAGCCTTAGTGTTTAATGTTTCTGTCAATTTAGTTATTGTTGAACTGTTCCCATCAACTGTTTGCTTAACCTCGTTAAATGTCTTAGTATCAACCTTGTTACCCATGTCAGTTTCAAGAGTAGTTGTTCGCGTTTTAAGGCTTGATAATTCACTGTCTGTATCAGTTTTCCATGAACTGATTTCAACATCAAACTTCTTAATACCGGTAATCTCGCCATTGATGTTAATGATGTCCTGTAATGCCTTAGTAACATCGCTGTCCTTAATTAATACCCACTCATAGTTAGGTGCTTCTAATGTACCTGTATCAGCAAATCTGTATGAATATCCATCTGCACTTGAAGCCGGATTGACCACATAACAGATATCACCTATATGCTTCTTTCTCGTGGCATCGTCTGCCCAATTAACAGCCGGTTCATTATTAAGTGTAGGTATTTCTGTCTTAGTGAATGTCTCAATATTTCCGTCAATTTGACCTTGTAGCTTTTCTTGCACCTTGTCTAAATATTCTTTTGTTGGTACTTCTTGTGCCAATTTGTCAAGGTCAACAGAACCAGTGCCAATTAATTTACCATTAATTCTACCAACTGTTATGTTATCAGCATTAAGGTTAGTAACTATTATCTTGCTTGCGTCAATAGTACCGGCTGTCAGCTTATTAGCGGACAGACTCTGTACCTTTTCGTTGGTTACTGCACCATCTTTAATGATAGAAGTTCCTACAACTTGAGCTGTTACGTTTGCGAAATCAATTTTAGCATAGGCTAAATCGGCTTTATCAGCTGTCAAAGAGTTAGCCTTAAGGTTTGTAATCTCTGCATTAACAGCTTTAAGGTTTTCAATATTTGCATTAATAATGTCTGCATATGTTGCATCTAACTTATTTGTTTTAAGATTTTCAATGCTTGCGTTAGTTGCGTTAAGATTAGTTATTGTTGCATAAGTGATCTTAGCTGTATCTACATCTAACTTGTTAATCAATGCCTTGTTAATAACAACTAAATCAGCATAGTACCGTTCCATTTGCTTGGTTACCGGTCCAGAAGCTACACTTGTATTCTCTGTATCAGATTTACCTATAGATGTAATTGTATCCATAAGTCCACCGTCGCATTCATGTGTAATCTGCATTATAGGCACTTTGTAATCAACGCCAGCTTTATTAACAGTAATAATGTCGCCGACCTCTAGTCGGTAGTCACCAACAAACTTAACTTCAATCGGTCTGAATGCAAAACCGCCTATTTTCTTGTAGACCTCATCAAGGATTTCTTGCGTCATAAATGGATTCGCAAATGTTAATCCTGTCGCTCCGTCACCAGAAGTAATCTCGCTTTGTTCTGTGGAACCACTCTTGGTATTATTACATGTCAGTTTTTGTATGATAAAATCTTTACTCGTTGTAAATGTAACGCCTTGCTGATAATACTTATGTCCGTCAAGTACATAATCGCTATCCTTATACCACCTTAATTCAAGGTTTCCATCAGAATTAATTACCGCGTTACAGCCTTGCAACATAGCCATATAACCGATAATTTCTCTGTAGGTATATCCTTGCGGTTTATCGCTGATAGTATGCGCTGTGACTATATTTGTTGCTAAAGATATCCCTAACTTGCCACATATCTCATTAAGAATAGCTTTATCAGTGCTAGGGAATGCCATATCCGAGAAATAAGGTATGTCAGCATTGTACATTCTGTCGTATGCTTCATAGCTTGTGTATTCTCCGTCACTTGTCTGCTTAGTAACGGTGAATATTCCCAACTTAATATACTTAATTTCTGTGCCAACCTTAACACCCTCAAATATGGTAATCTCCTTATTTTCAAGGCTTATTGCTGGCATATAAATAGAAAAGGTAACACCGCTACTGCAAGTGTTACCTATCGTAATTTCGTTATTGGGATTTATTATGTTTTGGAACTTGAAATTGTTAAGTGTTTCGGTATGTTCTTTTCCATCAACAACATACTTGGAATAGTATCTTGCACTATTTCCCCTAACAATTTCCGTCATAGCTGTGTCTAATATCTTCATTCTACACCGCCTTTATTGATTAATTAATGGCTTATCATAAACTCGATTGAGTATAATTTAGCTGGTGTAATTTCTTCGCATTTATCGAATGCGTCCATAGGAAGCATTGTCATGTCAGGCACTTCAATCTCTTGCTCATTGATTTCCTGCAATTCTTCCTGTAACTTCTTTAAGTTCTCTGATGTAATCTGATACTGATTATCATTGACAACTGGATTGCCGCTGTCGTCCTTGTCTGCATACTTAATCTTAGTATCTTCTATGGTCTGTAGCGTTGCCTTATACAGTTCTTCCAATGCCTTAATATTGCACATAACAGCCATAGCAATTCTGCCTGTAGTCTTGTCGTGCGATATGTTACTTAAGCTCTGGAATCTGTCTATTAACTCACTTGTTTTTAGTTTCATGTGGAACTCTCCTTTATTTCTGGATTAAACTTAATTTTGCTCCGACTATAAGTCCGTCCTCATTCTTTGCCCTTGTAAGGTACGGATATGTCACATCTCCTGTGTATATTGTCATTTCCTTTTGTGTGCCACCTAAGAATAAGACTTGTGCCGTTGGGAATGGGTTATCTACGTCGCTTACTGCATTATCAAGCAATAGTGCTTGCTCACCTGTTAATGGTGGCAATTGAAGCTCTACTTTGTCTTTGATATCCACGATTGTGCCTACCATTTCGCCGTAGTCATTTCTTCCTGTATTTTTAGACCATATCTTATTCCTACTGTATGTGTAGCCGTTATATGCTACTGGGAATCTAACCCCCTCAATCACAACTGCATCAATCAATCAAACCACCCCTTTCAAGGCATTAAAAAAGGAATGCACCATTTCTGATACATTCCTTAGTGTGGTTACAAATTTCTTGCAACCATTATATTTATTTCTGTTTGAGCCATTCTAATATTCTCAAGAAAATCTATGCAACTTCATTGAATAATTGCAGTATAAATTCTCTTCCAAGCTGTGTTATTCTCCTGTGATAAATAACCTTGCCATTGTCGAGGATTTCTTGCTTAATTTCTTCATATCCCATACTGCTGTATGGTGAGTAAAGAACCCAAGTTCCATTGACACTGTATTGAATTTTTTTATCAGCAAGTAACTTGTTAAGTTGAATGGCAGATTTCAGATTCAGTTCCTTAGCAATCTCTGTCATTGTATATGTCTTATTGACATGTGTTAAGATAGCATTCTTTCTTTCTGCTTCAACTCTTGCTTGTCTTTCCTGTTTTAACTTTGTTAATAATTCTATTCCAAAGTCTGGATTATTCAGTATTTCATCAATAACATTATCAGTAGCATATATTCCATTCTTGCGAATTGACGGAATAATCTCATCAGCCACTAATGCTTGAAATTTCTCTGCTGTTTCGTTTTTGGCTTTCATTGCTAGTCGGTAGAAGATGTTTTCTGGAATAAAATCGTCTTTCCCAACAAGTTGGGAAAATCCCAAGTCAGACAAATATGCCCTTATTGTTTCCCACCTAACATATTCAACTCCATTCTTTTCTTGGGTAAACCCAAGTCCTCTAGCAACATTTTCCAATCTTAAGTACGCAACGCCATTCTGCTCATAGCAGTCTACGCCGCAAATATTCTTAGTGTTCATAGGTACTTTAATCTCATTGTGAGAACTATCTTTTGTAGTTGGATAATTATAACTCATTATTTTACCTCCTACAAAAATTTATCATTTGCTCTAAACAGAATCTATTGCGTAGTGGGAGTATATGCCCACAATGCCTCACGCAATAATATTATGCTACTTCCTTTGTAGCCTTGTCCTGTTCCTTTAAATTAAAATTATTAACATTGTCCTGAATGGTTTCTATCTGCTGCAAAACTCCCATAAGAACATATGAAACTCTTTCGTTTTCCATATTTGCTAAAACTTCTGTTACTGTTGCGTGTGCAATTTCTGACGCTATGTCAATATTTGTTACGATTTCTACATTACTCATTTGTTTTTCCTCCGAAAATAATCTTGAATTTTCCGAAAGAAACTGATATGATAGATTTATCAATTCCTTTCGGATTGGTGTTTTTAAAGTGTTGTGTTCGTTGGTAGCGTGGCAACACTTTATTTTTGTCTGTTTTTGTATTGCATTTCAATTCCCTGTCTGATTACTTTTGCTCTACTTACGTTCTGTTCATTGGCTAAAATATCCAATTTCCTAACAGTTTCATCATCCATACGAATTTCTATTCTTTTATCTTTTGGATTGTCCTTAATCTTCTGTCCTAATTTGGGTGACATGCCATTAACTCCTTTCTTTCAAAAGTTACGTACATTTTGTACATTCATAATATATCAAAGTGTACGTACAAAGTCAATAGTTTTTTAATAAAAAATGGAACGTACCTTTCAATACGCTCCATTAAAATCATGTATTACCAAAAAATCAACCCACATTTGTTACACACAAACCTATGTTGTGAATAAGTTCCGCCCTGTTGCTTAATCTTCTCTTTCTTATTAACCAGTGTAAACGGTCTTAAAGGATTCAGATTAACAGTATATCTTGTCTTAGTTTTCTGTGGTACAGTTGTCGTAATCTGCGTGTGAGAACAATCCCAACTACTACATCTTGGGCAATATACTTCAACTAAGCCGCTTTCCGTCGCTCTGTATACTCCTTTAAAGTTGGGATTCAACGGTTGTTGAACTTGTGGCTGTTGCTTCTTTTTTATCCCTATTGCTTCTAGCATTTCGTTTAAATCTTTTTTCACTGACATATGCATTCCCCTTATTGCAATTCTAATGTTAATTTCATAAGTTTTTTATTACCGCCTAGCGGTGTGACTTCTAAATCAACATTGCTCTTATCTTCCAGTATGTATATTCTTGCAACCGTAATGTTTGCACCTGTCTGTAATTCTCTTGCAATATTATTGTATTCGTCAATGTCAAAACTAATTAACGGATAGTCAAGTTCTTTGCCGTTTTGGAAGCATGTAACATCATAATTATATGCAAAGGCTGTGTTATCTTCTGAATTGTTTGAAAAGTCAAAATAGACAACAACAACCTCTCTTCCATTGTTATCTGTTATTACTTCGTGCTTAAGGTATTTAAGCGTTGTATTATCATATGTAACTGTATCTGTGTTCTGTTCTGTTGTAGTAGCTTGTTTAGTGACATTTATGCTGTCTGCATTGTCATCATTCCCATTTCTGTCAATTACTACTATTAACATTAATATCGAAAATATAATTGCAAAATAAGAACCTAAATGCCTTTGCGACCTATTCCCTTTGCTTTTAATCAAATCCACAATAGCTAATATAAGTGCTACTGGAATTGTAAAAGTAAAAAGTGCCATAACCGCTGCCACTATGCTAAGTTTACTATCTTTCTTTTTCTGTTTCTTATCTCCCATATTGTGTTACCCCTTTGCTTTTTATATATAGCAAAAGAATAGCACAATACTTTTGTCTTATCAATACGGAAAAGCTGCTTGACCTGTCATATTTGTATAACTGTTAGCTTTATCTTGCACCATTGTAAACAGCTTATCTGCGTCACCTTGTAATGTTATGTTTACATTGTTGTTAGCTTCTGACATAGCCGCTACAACTGCATTGTAAACCGCTGGATAAACTGCGTTGGCGATACCTGTTGTAATTTCTTGCTGATTGGCTACCGCTGTTCTTCCGTCCATAGTACCAACCATTTCGGGTCCAACTTCGTTTGCGACAAATAATTGTCCTTTGCCTGGGAATCCGCCGTTTGCATACCAATCAATACTGACTTTTGGCACTTTAGGCGGTGCAAGACTAAATTCTCCGTCAATCTTAAAGTGTGGTGTATCAATATGTGGAAACTCAAGTCCTAAATCATTCCACCACTGCTTAAAGCTGTTCCAAGCGTTCTGTATCTTAGTTTTAAAATCTTCGATAGCCACAGAAATGCGTTGAAGTGCTGGTTTGCTATCCCACCAATCTACAACATCATCCCACTTCCCTTGAATGCCTTTTTTAATTCCGTCAGCCAAGTTTTCCCATTTTTCCTTAGTAAACCACGGTGTTACATCATTATTCCACCAAGAAACAATTGCAAGGCTGTTCCACCAATCAACGATTGAATCCCACTTTTCTTGTATTCCTAATTTCATTCCGTCAACAGCGTCAACCCATGTTTCTTTTTCAAACCACGGTGTTACATCATTATTCCACCAGTTTACAATAGCTGTATTATTCCACCAGTCTGTAATTTCATCCCACTTTTCTTGTACAGCAAGTTTAATATCTTCTACAGCATCTTTAGCTTTTTTTACATACTTGCTGTCTTCTATGCTTGCTGAAAATTCTGTAATAAATTTAATAGTAACAACTCCGCCAGGAACAATTAAAGAAGCTAAGATACCAGCAATTCCCCATTTGTCATATATCTCTTGGTAAGCACCCCACAATAGCTTTATTGCAGATAAAGCTAAATCAATTGTTAAATCAGATACTTTTACTGCTATTTTGCCTAAATCTATTCCTTCAATAAGTTTAATTATATTTTTACCTAACTGCTCCCAATCTACGGAACTAACAAATCCATCTGCAAAATCCAAAACATTGCAAATAGCTTCTGTAATTGCTTCTCCTGTTTTTTTCCAAGGAAAAGCATTTATCCCTTTGTTTATTTGTTTGCCTGCGTAAGTACCTATTCCGTACCAGTCACCCTTTTTTATGGCTTTTTCTATTCTATCAGCCCAAGCAACTGCCGAATTTTCCATATTGGCAAATGCTTTATTCCACGCCGCTTCATATTCTGCCGCCGCCTTAGCAATATCATCTGTCAAATCAATAGTGCTACCGCCACCGCCGCTTGAACTCTTGCTTGAGCTTGTATCGTCCTGTAATTTATTTATTTCATCAAATCCCATAAGGGATAATGTAGCTTTCTTTGCTGAATCAGCTACATCTTTGTAGCCATCTGAAATATCTTCTAAGCCGTCTGATGTGTCTTTATAGCCACTTTGTCCGAAGCTCTCAAAGTCAATCTTTACACCCATTAAAGAAGCAAGACCAACTAATAATCTTTTGATTGCAATAGCTACTCCGTTTACTATTGGCATAGCCTTTGAAAGAATTGGTATGAATAGCTGTCCTGCTACCATTCCTACCTCTTTCATATTGTTACTGAACTGGCGTAACATATTTGATGGGCTGTTAATCGTATTGGCTAAATCACCCCAAGATACTTTACTTTGGTCTAATATTGCTAACACCCTTAACTGCTGTTTTTCCATCTGTGTCATTTCTGATACAGACTTAGAAATGCCTAAGTTATAAGCATATGTCGCTAATGTAGCATTAGTAATATCAATACCATATTTATACAATGCCCTTGATTGACCGATTAAGCCACTTTGTAAGTTCTGTGCTACTGTTGAATAGTCCACATTGAAAAGTGAGCTTATATCGCCTGCAAGCATTGTCATTGACTTTGTTATTGCCGTTGTTGCTTCACCTGTCTGCCCTAGTGAGTTAGTGACAGAGGCTAATTGTGAAGCGTGCTGCGTTATCTCTTGTATGTTAAGTCCTAAGTTCTTTGTTCCACTTTCTTCAAGCAATCCGCCTTGAACATTAACTTTTAAGCCAGATAACTTTCCAAGAGTATCATTTACTCTACTTTTAAAACTTTCTGCGTATGCTGTTGCGTTATCGTAGCCGTACTTTTCGTAATCCTTATCCCACTCTGAACCAATTTTGCCAAACGCAACCGCTTGATAGTTGAACGCTTCAATGTAATCTGTTGTTGATTTGATGGCTTCTATAAGTTTTTTGCTGCCACGAATTACCATAAAATAAGTGGCATAAAACTTGCCTATTGCACTTGCTAAGTTCCAACTGCTCTTGGCTGCTGTCCTAGTACTTGCAGAAACGCCGTACAACGTCTTTTGAAGCGAGTTTGAAGAAGTACCCACCTTGCTGCCTTGACTGGCAAGATTAGCCAATGCGTTAGTCATTTGAATAACATTCTGGCTTACTGTTGGTGCTCTTGATAGCGTTGTCATTAAGCCATTTAAAGCATTGCCCAATTTTGGAATGTTTACAACGGCGTTTTCTATACTCTTACTGCCTAGCTTACCAAGTGACTTTGCAAATTCTGTGACTTGTGTTGCATTTTGCGGAATAGCTGATATGCTCGCAACTGCCTTTGTGACAGCTTGAAGTGATGTAGCTGTGTTAGTTAATGCAACTGAATCAACAGAACCTATCTTTGTGATGTTCTTAGCAAGTCTTGTAAAATCTGCTGTTCCTGCGTTCATATTCTGCATAGCAGAACCTAACTGACTAACACCACTCGCAAGACCGCTTAGTGATGAACCATTCACAGTCGCAAGTGATGTTGACAGCCTTGTAAGCTGATTTATCAGTTTATCGACGGAATTAATAGCTTTAGTGGCAGTACCGGTAATTTTGACTTCTAACGAATCTAATTCCACGCTTTAACCCCCTTTATAGGATTGTTGGCGGTAGTCCTCTCTTTTCAGCTCGTGCCGCCCATTTCTGTTCATTGAGTAACATTCGCTGTAACTCTTTATCGTAGGTATCTTCTTCGCTTTCTTCCGTTTTTTCTGATAAAATAGCCTGCTTCGGATATTCAATGTGTGTATCTTTGCTAAATGCCGCACCAATGCCACAAGAAATAGCCGGTATTGCATAGACAAAAAACCAGTTATACATTTCTGCATCTCGATTTTGTCTATCAATCTTTTTGCCTTTTGCGTATAGTAATAATTTTTTAGGTGTCATTTTTAGAAAGTCTGAATAACTAACGCCTAGTGAACTGGCTAAAACAAAGTATTCTTCCCATATTATTTTGTGGAAGTCTGCTTTTTCTTGTGGTCCTGTGGAACTACTGTCGGCTTCTTCTGCTCCTGTGCCGCTTCTTCCACATTGTTCGCCATTTCCTCTAACATCATTGTTATCCCCGACAGCTCGAAAAAACCATCATCTTCCATCGCTTTCTTGATTTCTTCAAACAATGTTCTATATCCGTAACTCTTATCTGTCTTTCTTTTCTCTGTAATATATGCCCTAGTGAGTTCCTTTGCTTCATTCATAGTTACTGGGTTATTATCAATACAGCCTGCATAAATGGCTAAAATGCAAATCTCTGGCACATCTGCTGTCATATTTGCCAAGCCGTCAAAAGAAGCCTGTGCAACACTTTTATCTGTCTGTGCAAGTAAGTAAGAACCGTTAACAACAGAAAACATTTTCTGTACTATCTCTTTGCACTCTGCTGCGCCAAAAGAGAACTCAACTTTGTATTCTTTTCCGTTTACATTAATATTCATCATAATTTTTACCCTTTCCCACCCTATCGTCCATATAGGGAAAGGCGCGGATTTTACACCGCACCTACCTTTTAAAATAATTATTCTGTTACATCATCAAGATATGATGTGTAGTCGGCTGTTTTGGCGTTTGTGCCACCAATCGACACAGCCTTTGATTTAGTCGATTGGCTTATCATTCCCCCACCTTTGTTACTGTGAATGTGCCACCAGCAGCTTCGACAACTTGAAGCTTGTCTGTGCATTCTATAGGTGAAGTGTTAGGAACTGCTGTTACTGTCATTTCAAGTACCGAATCAGTACCAGAAACATCATTAGGTGTTGCTGTTACCTGTCCGACAAATGCGTACTTAGCAACCGCACCTAATCCGTCAGAGCCATATAACTGAATAATATCTAACTGCTTACCCTCTGCTTTGATTAAGTCCTGTAAATAAGCCTTTTCAAGATTTCCTGTGTAAGTCTTAGCGTCAGATGTTTTGATACCCATTAAGAATGTCTGTGAATCATCTTCAAATGTTGTACTTTCAACTGTGTTAGGTGCTGATACTGGTGCTGAAATTGACTTAGCCGCAACCATTAACTTATATGAGCCTGCAAAACCATCTTCGCTATGCTCCTTGTAGATAACTCTAGCTTTATAACTTGTACTTGCCATTGCCTTGTCTACCTCCTAAAAATTTGCAAAAAAATAAGAGCATTTCTGCTCTTTGTTACATTAATCTGTCATTTGCCGCTATCATTCTTCTGAATCTAGCAGTACTCTTATGTACTTTGTTATTGATTGAAAATTCCGGCATTGCGTTACCTTGAAATCTCATTGTCTTAAATGTATCTGTAATTATCGCCATAACCTTGCGACAGTCAGACTTACTTGTATTAGTGGTAACATCTACTTGAAATGTTGCTAACAATGCGTTAATTGCCTGTCCGTCAAGTGTTTGCCCTTGTTCAACTGCTGACAGTAAATGAATGTATACTGTCGGGAATACTGCTTGACCGCTGCTTTCCCCCTCATTTGTTATGACTATCTTTGGATATTTCTTTTTAAGCTGTGTTAGGGTTGTAGACTTGACAAGTGCTGTGACTGTATTCTCGAGGTCTATCGCCCAATCGTTTGCATTTGCCATTAACTAAACACCTCTCTTGCTATCTGCTTATACTGATTAATAATCTCCATTGTAGCGTTATACATAGGCATTGTAGCTTTAACGCCGCGTGTGTAGTGCCATTGATTGTCATTACCTAAGTAGTACCAGCCATCTTCAAATGCGTGTATCTGCCCCGGATATGTTCCTACACCCAAGCCGAAATCATTAGCCTTTGGGTTCTCGTTGCCGCTGTTGTAATAAATACCAGCACCAAATTCAATCGCTAACAGTGTGTAAAATGGCTCTCTATCTTCTACTTCAACAATTTTACCGGTAGCAATTAAAATAGCTTGGTAGCCATCTTGAATAGGCTTTCTGTCAACTCTTAATGTTACTGTTCTGCCTAATGGACTTTCATTAACACTCATAATTGCCGCTTTGTCGCCTAATTCTGCTAGCCGTTCAACAAGCAGTTCACATTTATACTGTAAACTCTGCTTGTACTGTTGTAGCTGTCTGATAGCTTCATTTACAGACTTTTCAGACAAGGATATATTAATTGTATGTCTTGCCATAATGCACCTACTTTACAACCGCTTTAAGCATATACTTAGTTGAATACAATGCTGGCTTAATGCCTACAATCGTGAAATCCGCTGATGTTTCATCAACAAGACTGTCAGATGTGTATGTAGGCTTGCTATCAAGCCAGATAAGGTCGCCCTTTTGAATAGGTAGTGTGTTCCTATCCGTCAGCAAAATAGCGTCAAAATCAGCGGTGTCAAAGCCGTATTCCTTGCTTTGTGCTTCTCCACCGCTGAATGATATGTTTGCTTTGAAATCCACTGGCTCTGAAAAGCCTGTTTTTTCTTCAAAAACTTTGGGTATCTTATTCCCCTCATCATCAAGATAAGGAATGAAGTTGCCCTCTGTGTCGGTATATCCTTCATAAAGGATATTGCCGTCATCGTCTCTTTCATAGATAGTTACCGTCTGTCCTTGAAGTGAATACTTCATAGCCTGCTTATTAATGTCAAGCATTGTTCTTTACCTGCTTATAAATCTGATTAACACCTGTGCTTGATAGTCCGGACACAATTCCTACTGCGATTGCATTAAGAATGTCATTTGCCGGAAAGTCTGGTATTACATACATACCTGCAACGCCTAAGATGCCACCTGCAACGCCTACGATTATAGGAATGTAATTATCCTTAATGTGTGGGATTGCTTTAGCTCCTAAGCCTATCAGATATGTAATTACAACGATTGCTACAACTGTTGTTACCGATGTTATATCCATTTTAATCTTTACCTCCATTCTTTAAGTGAATTTCCTGTATTTCGTTATACATCTTAGTTACCATCCCGTTACCGCCTAAAGCGTGATATGCGTTATACATCTCAACGAAATTATCATAGGCGTAAGATGGAATTTCGCCTATTTTCATATACTTATCGTGATATTCGATAAGCTGTACTCGCAAAAGCAACATTGTGCCTTTGCTATTGGCGTCTTTGTCCTTTTTCTGTTGTTTCAGAAGCCAAACTATATAGCCAAGTAATATCGGTAATACTACGGTATAAGTTTGTAATAAAAATTCTTTCATTTTATATCTCCTGCAAAATTAATAGGCACACCGCCCACCACCCTTAATGTGTGCCGCCTGCTACCATATTGCCGACATCAGCAAAATGGTAACGCACAATCTTCTTTAATATTCTGTAATGCCCTATAGGCGTTATAATACTTTGGCAAATGGAAATACCCCGACAAATAAGCTGTCTCTATCTCTCCAAGTTCTGTTGACACCACCCTCGCTTAAGGCAGACATAAAGTTTTCACCTGCCTGTGAATGGTCATAGACAGCCAGATTAATAATAACGCTCTCAAATTTCTTCAAGTCCTCGGTTATCATTTCATCTGTGTAGCTGTCAGGGTAATTTCTTCTTGCTTTTACATCTTCTGTAGCCTGTTTAATAAGCTGTTCGATTATCGGATTATCTTCTTTGTTATCGAACACTACCACATCAGATGTCGTATCATCATCATTTGTGACTGTATCAATATGAAATTGTTTAAGCCTAATTTTGACTTGCTCTAATGTGGTGTATTCCATAATTCAGCTCCTATAATCCTAATTTCTCAATTAACAACTTCTTTAACTCTGCTCCTGTAAGTTCTTCTGCGTTGCCTATACCTTGTTCTACGGCAAAAGCCTGCAAATCAGATGTAGACATGCGATTAATGGTTGTCTTGCTATAACCTAAAAAAGCCCCCTCTTCGGGAACCTCTTCGCCTGCGTTATACCATTTTCCGTTATGAATCACTATATATGGATATTTCATAGTTGTACCTCCTACTCTTCGCTATGAACCTCATATACGAATGTGCTATCCATATTTTCGTATGATGGAAGAACAACCTCGGAAGCAAATGTTGACATCTTCATAGGTGGTCCGTACTCTGTCTTTGTAGCGATTGTGATACCTTTGCCGTATACTGTTACATCTACATTAGTTACCTGTCTTGCAGTTCTTTCTTCTGGTGTAGTGCCGAACCAAGTGCCACCAAGATTGCCAGCTGGAAGAAGTGTAACCTTGTTATCTGGATAGAAATACTGTTCCTTACCATCATCATCAATGTACATCTTATCGTAAAGTACAATAGTGAGCTTTGTTCTCTTCTGCACTACTGAAATAACGATATCATCATCAACCTCGATAGTTGCTGTAAGGTTCTGTGCGAGGATTGAGTTTCTTATCTGTGCATTATCAAGCAAATACTGGAATGTATTGCTATTCATAAGCACATATTTAGCAATCTTGCCCTGCTTCTTTAACTTCTTTCTTGCGTTGTTAAGGTCTGTAAGTGGCTTTGAATTAGCTGTATCGCTCCACATACTTGTGCCAGATAACTTTGCGTAATGGTCTTTTGCGTATGAACCATCCTTGTCATAATCATAAGCATACTGAACGCCATCACTTACAATAGCAATTACTGGGTGTCCTGCATTTGTCGCAAGAAGTGACATTCTCATACGTTCTGGTACAACCTCCGCACCGCTTACAAGATTGTTAGTATCGTCATATACGCTTGATAAAGCACTCGCAAGGTAAGGGTCGTCCGCTGACTGAATACGCTCGATTTCAAGCATCTCCTCTTCACCTACTGTCATTCCTTCGCGGAAGAATGCCATCTGCGTTTTTTCCTTGCTTAATCCCTCTCTAGCTCTAAGAGTTGGGATTGTGTCAAAGTTAGATGGTGCAAGTGAAACTGGAAGTCCTTTATGTGTCTTAATCCAGCTTAAATCAAGCCCCTGTTTCTTTCTTTCAGGAAACCACTGTAAACCAAGATAAGGTATCTGATTACTAGCGTTTTCTGTTGCCGATAATGCAATAGACTTACTATCTACTACTTCATTAATTAACATCTGTTTACCTCCTGTTATTATTCAAATACAATCATTGGAAGAGCTGTCTTAACTGCTGCGTCATATGTAACGCCTGAGTGTGCTTCTGCTACCTTTGTGTTAAGGTATGCTTTCTTGAGCAGTACGCCCTGTGGTCTGTCCTCTGTTACATCGAACCTTAAGATCCCCACTACTGTAGCTGTATTATCAGCCTTGCCGTTTGTTCCGATTGGTGTACCCGCTTTGACAATTTTCTTGCCCTGTGCGTTTGTAGTTGTTACGCCATCAAAATCAAGTGTTAATGGGATTGCTTCGTTGGGCTCTCTCTTTAAAATCTGAACATCTCCTGCGTATGAAGTCTTTTCATACTGCATATTCATTTCCTTTGCCATTTCTTACCTCCTGTTATTACTGAATGTAGTGCGATAAAACGTCGTTGTTCTTAGGTGCATTAGATATAAGGCTTTCTGCTATCTTTTCAGCGTTTGTCTTATTGTCTGCACCGCCTTTATTACTGCCACCGCCCGGAATATCTTGATTTTTAGCAATCTCCTGTTCCTTAGCCTGTGCCGCAGCTGTTTCTTTCTCGGACATAATCTTGCCAAGTTCGGTGTAATCAAGGCTTCCATCATCTTTAACAACTGTCTTTGCCTGTTCAGCAGTAATCTTAAAATTAGTCATAGCTGCTTCCCTCTGGTCTCTGATAGCGTTAGATTTCTGTAAATCGGCTATCTGCTGATTAGCTGTATCTAGGGCTTTATTTGCCTTTTCAAGCTCTGTCAGATTGCCAGCCTGCAAATCGTCAAGCTGCTTCTGTAAACTGTCAGCTGTGTCAGCCTTAGCCTTGTACTGCTTTGCCTTGTTTTTCTCCGTAGCAACTTCTGAATTGTTCTGATTAAGAAGATTTGTAATCTGTTCATCTGTTGCTTCTGGAAAAAGTTTTAATACATCTTCTCTTGTCATAATTACCTCCGTTAAACACACGCTTTTGTTACCGCAGGTCGCTCCTGCTGTGTTTTCTGCTATTTACCGCATAGCTGCAAAATGTATAAAATAAAAGCAGCTACCGATTATTCGATAACTGCCTTATTTTGCTGATTGTTATTGAGTTGATTAACTATCTTTTGCGCTTTTTGTTCTTGTGCTTCCACATCATCAATAGTCTTATATATATTATCAAGATATGGTTTTGATAACAGGAATGTCTTTTCCGCATCTCCCCATAAACCAACTGTCTTAATCGCTATAAGTGGATGTATGCCGCTTTGAAGCAGCACTGTAAGTGTCTGTGCTTTAGTGTACATATTATCCTGTGGACTGTGATTTATCTGTACATCAAAATCTCTGACCGACAACTTTAAATCTTCTCCTGCGAGTCTCAAGATGTTAAGAACCACTACAGCCAGTCGCTTTTCACATGATTTAATAAGAGGGTCTTTTAATTTTGCTCTTGATTTTGAGAAATCCCATCCATTTCTAAGCTCAACCGCTCCCTGTGTGTCTCCACCTGTATTACCTTGTTTGTTTGGAATAGCCAATATAGATAAAGCATTGTCTACAAAATCCTCTTTGGCTACTTGGCTTTGCGTTTGATTAAGCTCCTGTGTCATAATATCGACATCAGACTTGTTATCTTTATTCATTGACTTAACAACCAATGCATGGTTTTCTTTCATTTTTTTAAAAGTCTCTTCGTCGACTTCACAATTCACGAACTTAACCCAATATTCAACAAACTGCTGTATGCTATCCATTCTGTTGGACTGCATATTATTGGTTGCATCAAGCATACCTATAATAAGTTCAATGTCAGAAAGTCTTTCGTGATTATTCGGAAATTCTACAATAGGGATTTCGCCATATGTATGTAGTTTTGCTTCAACTACTTTGCTGTCAACAATTCTGAAAGACATAGTGTCTGAAAATGCCATCTTATACCAGTTTCCATCTTCGTCTTTAAGTTCCTGCACAACAAGTATCTGTTCTTCAGTACTCTCATTATAAATAGCATAAGTATTAAGGGGCGTAGGTGCTACAATTCTGAATGGTACATCTCCTTTTTTAGGTTGGACTGCTTTAAAAGATGTTCCTGTTGCCGACTGCCACTCTCCAGCTTTAATATCTTTTTCTTGCTTATTGGCATCTGTCATAAAATCATTAAGTTTATCAACCGCTTTATTGATAGTTTCATCATCTTTGCGGCTAATAAACTGGATTGGCTCGCCATAGCTTTGTCCTACCTTGAATTGAACCCATTCATAAGCGTGGTTCTCGACAATTTTATTAATTATATCTTCATTAGACAGCTTGGTTCTGTATAAAACAGGTTGGTCGCCCTTGTAGTAATTCCACAGATACTTAATAACTGGCTTATTCCAATTAAATACACCTATAGTACTTCCAATAACCTTAACAACATTGTTAGCAGTTATTGTACCTACATTCGTATATGCGATTTTTCTACCATAACAACCTCTAACAAGGTCTTGAAAATACATTGTGTTCATATCTTGCTCCTAATAAAATGTCATACCGCTTGAACTTCTGCTTTGTGGTATTTCCTTAATTTGAAAATCATCATCATCGTTAGGCACATACCATATCCATTTGTGGCAATGCTTGCACGCTAATTTATGTGTTCTTGTGTCTTTGCTGTCTGCCTTAGTTAAGAACTTGTGGCAGTTCGGACACATTATTGATTTATCTTTATTCATATAAAAATTCATATTTCTACCTCATTGCATAGTAAAAAGCACCGCCACAATTAAGTAACGGTGCCTTTTGATAAGGAATGTTTTATTTATGAAAAACAGTTTTGTAATTTCTTACAGATACAGTATATCATTAGCGCAATATGACATTCTATGACATCTTTAAATATGTGTTGCCATATTTTTCTTCAAACGCCTTAAGAGCCTTTCCGTGAAGTCTAATAATTTGCCTCCATGAATATTTCATTTCTGTAGCGATAACCTCAAAAGTTTTCTTTTCAATATATCTTGAAAACAGAATATTATAGCAATCTTCATTCTCTATGCCGTCTATTTGCCCTATAATCAAGTTTTTCTTTTCAATATATTCATCTATCATCTTATCAAGATTACGCTCCATTTCGTCAATCTTGGCGTATGTAGCGCCTATTTTATCTGGGTCAGATGATGATATTACCTTTTCTTCATTTCCAATAGCTGATATGCTGCAAGAAAGTTCTCTAAGCTGTGTTATTTCTGTCAGCTTATTGTTTATCATTCTGTTAAGTCTGCTTATCTGATTCAAATAGTCCTTAGTTGTCATAATAGATTAATACCTCCTAAATGGGTTTATAGCAGCTTCAACTTTAGCTGTTCTATTACCTTGTGTCATTCTTAGTGCAAAGTTTGAGAAAACATCCGGAACATCATCTAATTGTTTCTTGCCCGATACTGAATACTGCTTTAATAATGACATCATTACTCCGTATGGCTCATTAGGTTTATAAAGCGATGAATCCTTAAAAATAATGTGTTGCAATATCCAGTTTGAACATTGGAATATCCTTGCTTCCTTATTCGTTTCGGTCGGTGTATCAGTGATGTTACATATCCAACCGACACTTTCAACTCTCTTATTAACTTCCATTGCAACTCTGTCACCGCCGGCGTTACGCTCAAATTCGCACTCTTGCACTTTGTTATTTACAAGTACACCTGCAGCATTTCTATATTGTTCTTCATAATCTGCCGTATTGTCACATACGCAATCAATACAGTAATAATCCTCCCCGTGTTTCTGTAATACAGGCAATACAAAATAATCCGTGCCTTTGCCTTTTGTATCGCATTGAGCTGTGATAATCTCTGGTTCTCCGTGTGGCAAATTAAGGTATCTGCGTATTTTATCATCGGGAAATAGCAAGCCCTCACGCTCGATAGGCTCCTGTTTGTACAGACATCGGTAAGAAATTTCGTCCATGAGTAATTGTTGGTCAGCAAAAAACTCTTTTGTGAATCCGCTATACTCATAATCAAAATTGCTCTCGCCTGTTACTGGGTCAACGTCTGGTACAGCAATAGTTTTAACTCTTTTGTTCCCTGCATACATGTTCTGTATTCTTCCGATAACATCATGTACACTCCAACGTGTAGCAATATGTATCTCTTTACAGTTATGTCCGTCTGTATCTTGGATTTTTCTTTGTCTTGCGTCTACCGCATATTTATCCCATAGTTTATCAAGTACCATCGGATTAAGTGCTTCTTCAATGCCACCTATCATATCATCTACAAGTAAAAATTTACTTGCACGAACTTTACCAGCATTTTTACTTCCGACAGATGTACATTGCACACTTGGAAACGGCTTATATTTGCCTATGTTGAACTGCTCTAACTTTGCGTTAGTGCTTGTAACTGTAAGATTAGGAAAGATTTCATTCCACGCATATTCATCAGCGTTGGTGACAATATCGTATACACCATCGTAGTACATTCGTGTAATGTCGCCGGAATGGGAATAGAAAAGGCAAAAATCATTAGGAAACCAGCCAGCTACTAAAGCGTTAAACATCTTTTCGATAGTTGTCTTTCCTGCTCCAGGTATCAATGATACGCACAATATATCGTATTTATCATCAATCATACCCTGCAAGGCTTCTATTAACCCCATTTTTAAGAATTGTTTGCGGCGTGGCATATAGAAGCGCTCTTTAGGTTCTCTTTTCTTTTCAAGATACCTAAATCCGCTATCAACAACTTTGTTTTGCGCTTCAATCAGTAAAATATCATAAAACCAATTAATCAGCTCATATTCCGTTTTATTTGCAAACGCATACTTCTCTAAATCCCATATCGTTCCACCCGTTTTAGCCGTGCAGAAGCCCTCTATAAGCTCTTTTGCTCTCTTGGTGAGTTGTAGTCCATACTCAATATCTTTTTCGCCGTTTATAGCTACGCTACAAGCGTCTACATAGGCATTAATTACCTGTTCATCAATTCCGTTTTTCTCTATATAATTTTCATATCCATTAACTGTGGAAATAAGGCTCTGACTAGCCATAAAGAAAAGCACCTCCACTTAAAAGCAAAGGCGCTTATAGACCTCTGCCTATAATTTTTCTAGGTTAGCAACTAACTCTATTTGTTAGCCGGTAAAATTTTGTTAGAATAATACGTCACGGACAGCCGGATGTAATTTCTGCACAAGTGCATTATAATCATCAATTACATATCTTGCTGGAATCATATATGCTTTAATGCCATATCTTTCTGCTGTTTCCCTTTCAATGCAGCAGCCACTCCAATCATAGTTCTCCGCAATTCCTATGAACACATCAGCCTGTGCCAGCTTCTTAAGGCTTTCACCTAAATACCATACAGCTTCTTTGCTGTCTTTAGGTGGGTTATCCTCAATGTAGCTGTCGATAAGCTCTAATTCCTCACCCTCGTATATCTCTGCTACCTTTTTCATCTTCTGAATACTTGCTTTGATTTCTTCCTCTGTTCTGCCTTTCATCGGCACACTTACAAATAACTTCTTCATGTTCTCTGTCTCCTTTTCTGTGTTTTATCAACCTTTATCTTTCTAAGGTCAGCAACTAACTCTACTTGTTAGCCGGTGATATATTTATTTGCCAATCCCTACAGTTCCTAAGTATTCAACACTGTCTTTTGAAGTATAGACAATGACTTTATCGCTGTGAACTATATTAGGTCTTTCTGTGACTTTGATTTTGTTCTCATTTTCTACAAAAATAAATTCAACGCTTCCCTCGTAGGTTATCAGTTGTCCATTTATGCAAACTGTAATTATCTCATAGTTGTAAGCGGGGGTACTTGAAGCTGTGCTTTGGTATCTAGTATAAATCCCGCTTTGTATCTCTTCTATTTTGCATTCGTATTTTTCGGTTTTATTCGCCCAATTTAAAAATAATATCAGTGCAACAACAATAACAATAATGGGAATAATGGTTTTAAAAAATTTTTTCATAAAATCTCTTTTCTGCTGATAATCAGCAATCATTATTTAGCTGTAATAAACTGCCTTGTGGTACAAAGGGCATTTGCATTTCCAGTTATCACCCTCTCGTTGGTCACCGCAATACTCATATTCTCTATTGTTTGCTTCAAAAATGGTATAGCAATTTTTACAACTGAATTTTAAAGGCTTGTCAGCAAAATCTAAGTTGCCTTTTTGAATTATCTTCATTCGTTCTAGTCCTCCACATTCTTACTCTTTGTCTGCCTCGTTATTTGCCTCAATAACAGGTTCATCTTCTAAAGGGTAACAATCTATAGGCTCGCCATTTCTACCGCCTATTTCGTGCGATTGTGCTTCTCTAAGCGCTTCACGCTCTATTGATTTAATTACTTCTGCCATGCTCATAGCTCAAACACGCTCCCATATGCTACTCAACTACATACCAATCTTCTGCTAAACAATCATTAATTGACGGAACCCATGTAGAAACAGTGTCATTAACATTTTTGATAGCAAAATACGGATTGTAATGTACTAAATCGTCTTTATCTGCAATGGATTTCCCAATTTCTGTATAAGACTTAAAATTGCCAGCCGGAACGTAATATGCAAACATTCCCTTGCCGTTCCAACCTTTTCTTGCTACTTTTTTGCCGTTTTTTAATGCTTCAATTGCCTGTCCAAAATTCATAATTTATTTTCTCCTTTACAATTTATTATTTTTCATTTTCCATAAATCTTTCAAAATCTTCCATGCATTTATAGCACAAGTCGTATGTGGTATTAAAAATGCCGTTCTTTGTAACCGAATTTCCACACAGTATTCCTTTTTTAATTTCTGCACCACATCTATCGCAAGTGCACCATTCTTTTTGATGTTTCATATAAGCCACCCTCACTTATCAAATAAAAATCCGTTATTGACTATTCTGTTTTGCGTGAATAGTGTTTTAACATTGGCAATCCGTGTTTTTTTCTCCAGTTATTGCAAGTTATGTATTCAAGTGCCTTAATTATTATGCCATTTCTCACATAGTCCTTTTCGACCATCCTTATAGGTTTTCTACCAAGTACTTGCATGCCAACAATGTCTAATCGTTCATTTGTAACATCAATAGCATATTTCTCTCCGTAACCAACATTGAAAGATATGTTATTTATTTCAAAGTGCTTCATGCTATATATAGATTTGTTTTTTTCATAAAATCCGCACTTCTTAAGGCATATAACTGGGTAATCTAAATAGCAATTACTTTTCTCATTCACGCATGTGTGAGTCACGCCAAGTACTCCGTAGCTTAACATTTCATAATATTTACAATCTGTAGCTTTCTGGATATCTTTAGGTATCTCAACACCTAGTTCTTTTGCCCTTTTAATACATTTGTCTTGTGAATAAATAATATGTGTTTTTGTATCTCTACAAGTTGTACAGTCTATCCCGGAACTATATTTTGCGCATTTTTCTCTGTATTCGCATATATCGCATTCGGTATTTTTCTCTTTATATTTTCGAGGCTTGTATTTCTTAAAATCCTTGCACTCACAGTCAAGTGATGTATCATTTCCTTTTTGGCATTCATAAACCGGATATTCTTCTCCTGTTTCTTTATCAAAATCAAAATCTTCATCACAATATTTGCAAATTGAGCAATCTTTCATATCGCACCTCAAATCTTCGTAAATATATCCAAATCATAGTTATCTCTGATATAGTCAACAACTTCCTGTAATTTGCTTTTCACAAATTCATCTTTCGCAATATCTGGGTGGCAATGCATTGTGCAGCTATCTTTCTTGCCTTGTGTCTTATATTTACGATAATCAAAAGTCATTGTAAAAAGCGGTATTTCTGTCAGATTCTTTGTCTTGTGTCTTATCCAGTGATTAATAATTTTCTCAATCATCATTCTTCCCCCATAAATTATCCGGTAATTCCTCGCCACCATAAATCTTGTTAGCGTATTTCTTAAATGTCGGTACGCTACAGCCTGCTACTTTTGCCGCCTTTACTTGTGAAGCTTGCCCCGATATGTATAAGTTTATTGCTTCATAGAACTTATCTTTGTTTAGTGGATGTACGCCCATAGCCATAATAATCACTCCTTTATTTCAAATATTTCTGTGCAAGATTTTCTCTTATCATTCCAGACATAAAATGTTGCAAACTCTTAGTCACTTCTTTACCATTAATCTTATATTTTGTCTGTAAATAATAATCTATAAGTTCTTTGTAGTAATCATCAAATCCGTAAGCAGAATTATCACTCATATAATTACCAACTGGTTCAAAGTAATTAATAACTATCTTTGTCAAAGCCTGTTCTGTAATGCGTATATGGCTCATATTTTGAGTTTTGCTATACTGCTCAAGGAAATAGTCAATAATATGCTTTAGCTCCTCTATTCGCCAATCTGACGGCTCGCAATCAGCAAATTCAACAGCAAGGTTTTTAATCACATCAGATTTGCTTCCACCTTTTTCAGCTGAAAAAGCATATATATCTCCTCTTGAAGAATCTTTAGATTCTGAAAGAGCATATTTAATCTCTGTAGTATAATCTCTGTCTATATTCTCTGTATTAATCTCTGGTAATGGTCTGTCGTTTTGTCCTTCTCGACAGGTCATTTTGTCCTGTCGGTCTGTCATATTGTCTTGTCGATTTGTCATTTTGTCCTCATCGGAATTAAATTTATCCACAAGCTCTTGTAATTTTTCAGTATCTATTGTGTACCACTTCGTTTTATCAATAGCTAATTTATTGTAATTGGCAGATAAAACGACACCTTTATTTTCAAGCCTTGTGAATGTTCTCTGTATCGTTTTTTCACTCCAATACGGAAAATCTTTAGCTTTCCAATCACTGTATGAGTTATATACCCAATATCTGTCGTCAATAAAATTTTTACCGGCTTTTTTGTTAATTCCTAGCCAATAATTTAATTGATTTAACACTATTGCTTCGTTTAAATCTCCTAAAACAAGTGCTAAATCAGTATTTATGATAAGTGTCTTTGATTTATCTACAAAAAGTTCGTTAAAATTCATAAATTACCTCCGTACTGATAATTGATTCCGCGATTTATATAAAAACAGTTGTCAGGCGGTCACGGTTCCGCTTTTCGTGTTGCAATCACTAGGCAACTGATTTTACCAATATTATTCTGGCTTGTTCATCTCAAAGAAATGTTTCTTACATCTTGATTCGTCACTGTCAAAGCCACAATCAGGCTTGAATCGTTTTTGACATTCATCACAAGACCAAGATGTTACACCTCCAAGCTCTGAAACAGCACCACAAAGCTCGTACAATTCATCATCTGTGCAATTCAGCGCATAATCTACAAGCTCCATTCTTATTTTTCCGATTGAACGATGTTTAATTAATTTTGCCATTTTATTTACCTCCACGAATGATAATTTCCACGATTTTAGATATAACAACAAACAGGCAGTCGTGGTCTGCTTTTCGGTCTGCATCACCTAGTTTGTTGTAATCGGATAGACAGGACTCGAACCTGTGACTCCCTCCGCTACCATTACCGCAGTGGGCTTCTCCCAACTGAACTACTATCCGTTTTTATTGCTATGGTGAGGATTTGCACCTCCACATGACACTTAAGACGAGTTATCTAAGTTGCAGATTTCAACTCATAAATCTACTGCAATACTGGCTACCTATTTCAGCACATAGCAACTTACTCACACCTCTTAACCTAGGATAAGCCCGCAAACAGCATTACGCACGCAGACCTAAGAAGTGCTTTCAAAACGCCGACATCGTGAATCGAACACGAACAACATTTCTGTTGGATAGCTTAGCAAGCTATTGGAATACCTTTATCCCATATCGGCAAATACCGCCTGTAACGGCTATCAAGGGAAAATGCAATAATATTTTGGGGGAATATTGAGGAAGAACCTTGATAAGTTGAATTTCGCACCTCTGTACGAGGCAAAACTCTCCGAGTGGTCTTGCACCACCCTTAACTGAAACAAATCCAAGAGAGCATATGAAGGAGGACTACCCTGTAAAATGCAAAACAGTTTGATGGTAGTCTACGATAAAAGTAAGACAAACTACCTCAGTGGGATTCGAACCCACGCTAACGGAATCAAAGTCCGGTGCCTTACCGCTTGGCTATGAGGCATTGATATGGCTATTCTGACAATTCTATGTATTTGTCAATGTACCACTTGGCTTTTTGAATATCCTCCAAGCCATTCTTGTTGCCAGTGCGGTAGTTATACTTAAAAGCATTAAGCAAGCAAAATGTCTTTACAGCTTCAACACCAAATATCTCAAGCATAACATCTATGCACTCATATTTACCGGTTGCATAATGGCTAGGATGATTAACATTGTCATTTACCGGTTTTTCATTAACACTAGGTGCAACATCTTTGAGAGGTGTAAAATTGTTATTTTCCCCACCACTTACAACGCAATCATTACATGGTCGCTGATTGAATAGTTTCAGCCTATTTTCACAATTAAGGCACATATTTATTATATTTCTTGATTTCATTAGACATCACCTGCCTGTCTGTGATTAGCTTTGTAAGTATCAAATCCCTCTGGGTATCTTGCTTTCAGCTTATCAATGTTGATCTGCATGATTTCATCAAGGTTCCAACCGAAGGATTCGCAAAGCATTGCAAGATACCAACAAATATCGCCAGCTTCTTTCTTTGCGTGGTCAATATCAAGCTGCTTCTCGTGGAAAATCCATTTCTTAAGCATGTCGTTAAGCTCTCCAACCTCGCCAGATAAACCTAATGCAGCATTAAGAACACCGCCTAATTCAATCTCTGGCGTATTTCCACAATGATTGCCAATCTTTAAGTCATTAATCTTATTCAGAAGCCTATCTGTAGACTTTTTATCGTTAGTACGCATAGCCAAAGCCTGATACTCTGCTCCCTGCATTTCTAACTCCTAACTCTTTTTTATTTTTAAAAATTTTTTGGAATTTACTCGGCTGAATTAGCCGTTTTGATGTGTGTATTCATTGAATATCTTGTGAATAATTAAGATGTGTCTATTATACACCTATCTATCAGATTTGTACAGTAGATTTATTGATTATATTATATGGGTTATTGTCAAAGCTATATATTAATAAATATAATGGTTATTGTATATAGTTTAATAAATTATTATTGGTTGGTTATGTATATATAAATATATATAATAAGCCTTTTTATCTTTGAGGTTGGAAAAGCGACTTAGTTGGGCGTGCAATGCGTGTATATATAACCCCCACGCCCTGCGTTTGTGAATAATGCACAATGAAATCAGCCAGAGCGGAGCCATTGCACAATGAATAATTATCACACAATCGCTGTCAAACCGCTTGTTTACTGGCTTTGTTGTACTTTTATCGTTCAAATGTTCTGTTTTATCACTTCGCTAAAGTCTAATTTAGCGAAATGCTGTTATCGTGAGCCAAACGGCTAGAAACCGCTTGTTTACTGGCTTTATGGGATTTCTTGTACATCTTGCACAATGATTTCTTGTTGTGCAATTTGACGAACATTAGAGCCTTGAGCGTTTCCAGATGGTCCGAGCTGTGGAAGGTCTGCGGCTGTTTTAATGGCTTTTGCAGTGCTTTCTCTGCTGACACCCGGCAAATTCCAAGCAAAGTGTCGGTTGAGTATTGCAAGAATTCCGACAGGGTTTTTATTGCCGGTTGCGAGCTTGTTCGATAAGCTTTCTTCGCGAAAAAGACGCAGTTTTTGCACGATGTCGAAGCCTTTTGTACTTAGTTTTCTCTCATCTGCTCCCCAGTCCATTAATGTGTCGTAATTAATACCAGTTAATAAACTATATCCCATTATGCTACATTCTTTATCATATACAGAACATAAATAATAATATATATATAATATATACTCTAATTTATCTAAATCATACATATAAAAATTACTATCCATTATGCAGTTAGTGTTATTTTTATTAATATTCTTATTTAGCTTTAATATACTTTTATCACTAAAAACGTATTTATTTATATACATAAGAGCGGCATTCCACCGGCTTTGTGGTTCTTTAGTCATATCTTCGATATTGTGTTCTTCGCAAAACTGCGACAAATAAAGCTCTATGTCATTCTGAAATACTTCGGGTGTATCTGGTGTTCCTTGTAATTTCTCCATATGTTCCCCTTTCTGCTGGATCTGCTCCAGCTGATTATATTTAATACAAATAAAAAACACCCAATAACTATTATATAATTATCGGGTGTAAATCTTATATATTTAATTATTAAAATAATATAGCATAAATATATTATAAAGTCAATTTTCTTTGTTCGATTTATAATTATATTTTTCTAAGACTAGCTTGCACAATTCCTCTTCTGCTTGTTTTCGTGCGGCTGCTGCTTGTTCTATCGTGTTGTATCTGCCTAAATGATACGCCTTGCCTTTAAAAACTATTTGCGCCCTCCATTTTCCGCGGCTTCCGTCCCATGTAACGCCTTTATATCCAGATGTGTTATTTTTAGCCTTTGCCGCTGTAAGATTATCTAGCCTTGTATTTTCTACACACACTTTTTTAGCTTGCTCCGTAAGTACTTTCTTTCCGTTTTTACGGGAAAATTTCCGAGCTATGCAACCACAACTCCGAACCGCTCCCCTTTTTAAGTCTGCCTCTGTAGCCTCTTTAAGACTTCCACAGTCGCAAACACAGCGCCAAACAACAGAACCATTGTTTTTATCTCTTCTATTCGTTGGTTCTAAAACTGTAAGATTCCCGAATCTTTCGCCCTTAATATTTTGTGCCTTGAAAAATGTTTTATAATTTAAGCAACCGCAACTTTTAGCGATTTCTATTTGCTCTTTACGCATCCATTTTCTATTATGGCAATGTGGGCATTCTACAAGCAACAAACTTCTTCTATTTTCCCGCTTATAATCTATAATTTTAAAATTATTGTATACTGTTCCAACCAGCTCTTTAATATCTGTATATTTTCTTTTGCTCATAAAATCCCCCTAAAACAAAAAGATGTATAAACCGCCTATTTTAGCAGCTTATACATCTTGATGTTAATGTTTATCGTAATTATTATATCTTATTATCTTTCAACTGTCCATACATCTGTTATTATATCGTTTTTATCAGTCTTGATACAAAATGATGTGGAATCTGGGGCATCAATATAAGCTATATAATCATATCCGTTGTTATTGCTTTCTCCGCAATATACAGAGCTTTCCCCGCACTGTTCGAAATCTTCAAACGCACATATAATATCATTGTAATTAACCTCTTCGCCTATTATTTTTTTAAATTCTCTAGCACTCCATTTACTGTTATCATGTCGTTCATCCTCTCTTCTACATTAATCATATCTTTAATTATTCTTGTTGTAAGTTCTTCTGGGGCAATGTCTCCAGCTTCTATCTGTTCAAGTTGTTCTTCTGTCGCTTCAATTTCAAATGCCTTAAAGCTGTCCGCCGTTCCTGACTTAAATCCTTTCTGTTCTCTTTCTGTGAGCCTGTTCCATTCTTTATCAAGATACTTTTCAGCTTCTTCTGCTGTGTTATGTCTTAATACTTCACCAATCATTCCCTCGTTGTATATGCTCGTGTAATATGCTTTCATATCGTCCACCTTTTTAACCTTTCTTATAAACATATATGACAATTTGAAATATCTTCGCCCTCTTTAATCTCTGGCAATTCCACAATTCGCGCGCCTCTGTTATCTGCTGCATATGTACTTGGATAACTTTTTGAGTTAATAACTGCGCTTATGTATTCTCTTTTCTGCTCATCTTTCTTGATTGCTAAAAATAATCTCATATTCTGCACCTTTTCAGCCTTTCGGCTGTCCTTTCTTAATTTGTATAATTATAATATCATATTGTTATCACTTTCGCAAGTTATATTTTAAAATATTTTACAATTTCTTTTTTAGCTCTCTTTCTTCCTCTGTCTCTTCATATATGAATAGGTCTTTCGGCTGCATATCCAGAATCAAACAAAGATTGTTTATACTTTTAGCGTTTATATTTGTATCTTCGTTCTTTATCTTCTTTAGCGTGTCTTGACTCAATAATCCGCTTGTTTTAGCTTTGTATGTGTTAAATCCGGCACGTTCTAAAGCATCCCCGACATTAAAGCGATATTTAAGCATTCTAACAGCTCCTTTCTATATTGTTTTATTTATTTCTTATAATAATATAGTAGGCTCTAAAAGTCAATAAAAATATTTCTTAAAAAAGTTATAAAAATGCTTGCATATTTCTTTTTAAAGTGATATTATAATCTTGCAAATAAAAAAGGCGGTCGCCCCGACCAAGGAAACGAACCGCCACCAATCAAAAAGAAAGGTAGCTATATTATAGCACAGGTAAAAAGAAATGAGAAGAACAAACAGCAAAGAAACAATGGAAGCAATTAAAAACGCAATCATGGAGAGCTACGAAGCAGCAGATGAATATTATACATATGATGGCAAGGAAGCAAAAACAGATTATAACGATATTTGCAAGGACATTTTAACAGCTTTTGAGAACGAAAAAGTTAAACACGATTGTCAGTATAGAGCCGGAAGAATTAGCAAATATTCTCTATTTTGCGATTGGATGGCAGGACTTCCAACGGCTTTTCCTGTTTCCGATGATATTTTCCTTGGCTCTGCCGTTGATTGGCTCGCCGATATTTTAGACGAAACAGAAGAGGAAAAGGCAAGATATACAGATGATAAAGCAGAAGCAACAGCATGTAATCTACTTTATAGAGAGCTTACAAAGCACGCCGAAAAAGCAAATAATTAAAAATTAGCAAGTCTGACATTTTCCGGGGGTTCGATTCCTCCGGCTTGCTCTTACCCGGATTTCGGGGGAAAAATTGAAAATATGGAGGATTTGATAATGGGAAAAATTTCTTTTGATGTAAACAACGGTGGAAAGCTAAATATTTGCCAAGCAAAGCACGACGGAAGCGTAAGCGTAAGTACTGGAGAGAGCAAAGGATATAATATAAGCGCAGGAGATTTTGTAATGCTTTTAAACTTTTACAAATATGTCAAAGATAACAATATACAGAATGATTTTATAAATTATTATGGAAAAAACTAACCGCCGCAGAGAATGCCAGCCGGACCGATGCCGGCGGCGGTTTTTCCTATAAGGGATAATATTAAGAATATGGAGGTTTTAAATTATATGGAAATTAGTAGAATTAAGAAGATTTTAGACGCTCACAGCACGCCATATTACATTAAAGGTGGGCGCATTTTCGCAGATTGCGTGTTTGCGTTTCACGAAAAATTCGAAGATGTAACAGGTTGGAGCAAGTCGCAGCTGTACGCGTGGCTAGGATATTAACAGGGGGTATATTATGGACTTTACAGATGGAGTTAATGCGCTTGTTGTTTTTGGAGGAAAAGAGAAACTTTGTGACAATTCGTACGATGTATATTATTTTCTTCACAAAAACGGCGTTGAACATGAGCTTGCAGCAGACGCGCAAGGTTGGGCAGAGTTAGCCGGCGCAGGCGAAACATACAACGAAGAAGATTTTGATATTTACATGGAATAATTCAAGGGGTGCACAGATTGCGCCCTTTTTGGCTTGTTTGGTTTTGGTTGGTTCGATTCCAGCCGCAAGCATTAAGCATATATTTTTATATGCTTTTCTTTGCGTACCTTGAAAAATTAATACAACAATGCTATGCTTATGTATAAGGCTTTTCACGCCTTTTAGGTGTACAAGTGTACCCAATTGGGGCGGCGTGCGTTCTGGTGGATTCTCCAGAACTGGCGACAGCTTCCACAACCTACAAGGGCATATTATACCCATTTTATGCAACGCTGCCAAAGGCGTTTTAAGGCTGTTTTGTTCTGTAGGCTTATAAGTCTACACCGACACAATAAAACCACCGCACAGGTCAAATCACAAAGTCACAAAGTCAAAACAAGCACGAATCGCAGCCGGTCAAGTTTATATAATGCACTTTAACCTGTTAAAGTTTTTCATCAATTTTTCAGGGCAAATCTGAATAAAATTGAGGTCGAATTTTGGGAAAAGTTTTTCACGGATTTTTGAATACAAAATTGCATATGACGGGGGTATTTGAAACGGCGCATTATAATTTTGCGAGAAATTTTTTCAATTTTTTAAGTAGGATTTGAACGAAATCTGAACCGAATTTTAAAAATTGTCAAAATCGTTTTTCTGAATATCAAAGATGTATCCGGGGGAGGTATCAAATGCGTTACCCCGAAATTTTTTGGCAACATTTTTCTGTATAAATCAATGCTTTACTTGAATACCGGCATTGACTAAGCTCATATATCAATAATTCTTTTGTCATAGTCGGATTAGTCTTTTGAACTATCTTTAACAACTCGTCAATACTCATTATCCCACTCTCCTAACTGCTCCAAGCACCATATCAACAATATCAAACACTTCATCTCCATAAGTTGCTACAAAATCACACAATATCTCTTCCTGTTCAATCGGCAAATGCACATCATAGGACATACAGATTGCGTGACATACTTCGTGTATCAGCACTTTGCGTTGCATAAATCCACGCAAGGCATTCGACAGATAAATTGTATGTGTATTTCTATCAGTTACACCTAGCACAGAAACATTGTCTGACCGCTTTAATTCACTTGAATTTGAATTTTCATATTGTACTTGCCACATTGTGCCATTAATGCTAAAAATCATCTGTATGCTCCTTTCTGAATAAAACAGGCTATGAATATTGCTACTCATAGCCCTTAAAATCATATCTTAGACACAAGAGTACTTAACTTTGTTCTAAGCAAGTTCTTCTCTTCTGCCGACATATCAGCCACCATACCTGTAATGTCGCTTGCAAGTTCCTTAGTATAGCTGTCAAGTGACTTCATCTTGTGCTCCTTATCTTCTGGCGTGTTATTCTTGTGCATTTCCTTAGTTTCTGTGTAGTTTCTCTTTGCTCTGTCGTAATTACTTTCAGACATTGGCTCTGTATAGTACATCTTGCCATAATCTCTATCCATATCCCTCATATGCTCTGCTTCTGGGTACATGTGCATATAAGGTGGTTCTTCATATCCTCTGCGATATGTTCCTTTACCTTTAGGGGCGAATCTGCCATTTGCATAGCGGTAGTGGTCATAGTATCTTCTGCCGCTTTCTTCGCCATATTCAGCCTTAAGGCTCCTTAGAAGCTCTTTATCGTACTCTTCTTCCTCTTCATCAGCTTTTTTCATAGACTTAACGATAACTGCACGATATTCAGCTTCGCATAAATCCTTAATCATATCCACAGCTTCTGACATTTCCTCAACATTTACATTTTCAATGCCCTTATCAAGTTCAGATAGTGTCTTTTCGGTAAGGCACTCAACCATTTTGTGTATTCTTTCAATATGCATAGTTGTTTACCTCACTTTCTTAACCTATTCTGTTGATTGTGATATTTGCATTAGCCACACTAATAGCCTGTGTAGATGTATTCTTAACAGAGATTGCCTGACAGCAACCACAAGAAAGCCATACATCTGTAGCCATAGAAACATTGTTAAATGCTTCAACTGCTGTCGGTGTAGAAATTGCCAGCGTAGATAAGTCTGGCTCGCCCTCGACGGCAATAGCTAATGAAATTGCTTCTGCAGTTCCGCCTGTAGGAACCGCAATATTTCCATTAAATTCTACTCTGTACTTTGCCTTGCAAGTGTTAGTAGCACCTTTAAGGTTGATTAATCCGCTTCCTGTTCTGTGCGAAATATATCCTTTGTTGCATACAGATGTTGGTGCATCTGTAAATAATACATTTCCGTTTACCGCAACTGTCTGTGTTGCAACATTTGAAAATTCAGCCATAATAAAAACCTCCTTATTTCATTTCTCCTATTGTTTTAGGTTTCTCTTCTTTTGAAGTTTTTACTCCCATTGAAACCATAGACTCTTTAAGCAATTCTGTATAATCTTTCTTCGCCATCTTATCTACTGTATCAGAAATTTCTGATACAGTTTTTAATTCATAGATATTAAGCTTATTAAAATCTATGCTTTTAATTGCTTCTATAAACTTATTTTTTAATTCTTCCATTTTAGAAACCTCCAGATAATTAAAATAAGGGCAAACATTATAGCCTGCCCTTTGATTATAAGTAATACTGCATAGCAGACATAATCGAGTTAAACTCAATTAAGATACTCAATTATTAAGTTTTAGCATCCGCAACCTGTATTGCAACCGCAACCATATGCATAAGCATTTGGGTTAGGTACGACATATGCCGGGATAGCGGACGGATTTACTGCATTGATAATCTGCTGTGTCTGAGCTGCCATCTGAGTTGTAAGCAGTGCGCTCTGACGATCCTGTGAAGCAGCTCTGCGTAAATCGTTGTTCTCTGCTGTAAGTGTTGCTATCTTATCCTGGCATAAGTAGTCAAGAATTGCTCTAGTACCTGCATTCTGGCTATCAATAATGTCTCTTGTGTTGCTATTCATGGTGTTCTGCAAAGCACAAGTGTTAGTTGCCATGTTGTAGTTTACACCCTGAATGGCTTCTCTCGTCTCGCAGCAGCAGTTAGCAAGCTGTGCCTGTAAAGCGTTTGTATTCTGCATATTAGCGACTGTATCAGCGTTAATAGCCTGCTGGATGCCATAACCGGTCTGCATGATATTTGTGTTAATACCATTAAAACCAGTAAGCATGCTATTGTTCATAGCGTAGAATCCATCACAAAGTCCGTTAGAAATGCCGTCTAACTTGCTGATAACTGCTGAATTATCAAATCCTCTCTGAATATCAGCCTGTGTAGCCGCTGTTGCAACATAGCCACCGCCATTATTGCCACCAAAACCGCCAAATCCACCATTGCCCCATCCAAAAAGTAAAGCAAATACAACGATTATCCAAAGCCATCCACCGTCAGCCCATCCGCCGTTATTGCCATTGCCGTCAATATTAGCGACTAATGGTACGCTGGCACAATTTGAGTTTGAAAACATATTGTTACCTCCTAAAAATATATTCATAAAGATGTCACCTAGGTAATTTGCAAAGACATCTAATATGCTACTAATTACCAAATCTGCTTTTTATCTGATTAAATACATCATCTGCATTTAATCCCTTTTCCTTGCATAAATTTCTAGCCATCTGCTCTATGCCTTGCATATTACCCTGCTGTGCCATCTGCATAGTGTTTTTTATCATAGGATTGCTCATAATCTGATTATTTCCCATCATCTGCTGTATAAACTGTTGCGGACCAGCTTTCATCATCTGAAAAATGTTAATTGGGTTCATTCTTCATCACCGCCTTTGCTTTGAGTTCTTGAAGTTTTTCTCTGTGTTCCTAAAGATTTATCAAATCTATCTTCTAACTGTCCTATTTTCTCTGATAACTCTTCAAACTTATTTAAGAATAGCTGTGTGCTTTCGTCTGATAGGGTAAATTTAGCGTTTTCTGCGTTAGACATAGAATTTGCTGCCTGATTATCTTTTGGGGCTGTATAAGGCTTATACACAATTGTTCTAATTGTTCCGTCAGCATTCCAACCCTTAACATAAATCTCTGACATATCCTGCTTAGGAAAAAAAGCCATTGAGCCATCCATAGGCACTTCATTTGCATTAATATTTTCAACCGCCTGTACTATTCTTCCGTTAATGCCTGCTATCTGCTGTGGCATAGGTTGTTGATTTGCTAAGGACATTTGTGTCCCTGCCACTGGCTGTTGTAAGCTCTGCTGATAATTTTGCAAAAAGTTCATCCTATCCGCATATGGATTCTGCATAGGCATATAATTATTATTCATCATAGGCGTTGTCTGATAAGGATTGTTTATCATCTTCTACCTCCTCCAAGACTTCTTCAATTGCGTGGATAACAAGAGATAATGTCACTAAGTCAAGTTTCTGCAATTCTTCTTTGCTCAAGATTTTTTCTCTAACTTCATCAGAAAACATTCACACTACCTCTCTTTCTGATTATATTTTGGCATAAAAAAAGACGGATTAACCGTCATGTTTCCGACAGTTATCCGCCAAAAAATAAGCAAAAAAATAACGCCATTACGGCGTTTGCTAAACTTCTATGATTACTTTCTTGATTACCTCTTTATTTTCCTGCAAAAAGACGATGTTCAAAAAATCTCCTTTCATTCAGTGTTTATGCAGGTTTGCAGTGTTTCTTCTCCTTGAAAAAATAGCAGGGGATGAGAGAATCGAACTGCATTGACTACTTCCTTATTCCGCTCTATTACTGGGCTTCTGGCTTTGTGCCTTGATTACTTTGATTACTTTGTAATCAAAATCCTAATAATTGATAGCATTATTAACTTGCTCAATCTTAGTTCTATCAGTCTTATTACTGTAAATGTAATATTTTCTTGTTGTCTCAATGCTTGTATGCCCCATCATTTCTGTTATAACAGTGTCACTCACGCAATTATCATACAACGCAACACTGTATGCCCGGCGGACTTTGTGCGTGGAACGATAATTAATATCCAGTGCCTTACATATCTTATGCAACTTTCTGTTAAATGCTTGTTCCTTTATACGCTCTCCCTTTTCTTCAAACATATAAGTTCCAAAAGGATTTAATCTACGAATTGCCTTAACAGTATTTACAGCTTTATCTGGAATAATTATATCTCTTAATCCTGCGTCAGATTTAGGATAGTCGCTTACTATCTTAGCCCATTTCCCATTTTCATCTCTGACCTTAATTTCTGTTCTTTGTATAGAAATATAATGTTTAATGGTTCCATCTTTCAGTACAGTGTTGTGAATATCAGAAAACTTAAGTGATGATAACTCGCCAGCTCTCATTCCACACTCAAACATAAGTAATAATCCCAGGCTCCTTATATCATATCGTTGCCATAGATATTCTGTAATTCTTGGAATTTCATCCTCGAAATACACCTGTTCCTCTTTCTTTTTCATATTTTTAGCAAAAGCTCTGCGTGATAAATCCAAGTCTCCCATAAATTGTGTGATGCTTAGATTGGTATACCCCTTTTTCTTGGCATATTTAAAAATGCCATTAATAAGGATTCGCATGTCAGAATATGCCTTTTGCGTCAGTTTGCATTCGGCAATAACAGTCTTAATAAAACATTCTAAGTCATCTCCTGTAATGTACTTGATTTTCTTATCTGCCATGTGATATGCTTCATTAGTGAAAAATCTGGCAAAATTATCATTATACTTATCATATGATTGCTTCTTGATTTCGTGATATTCAAGTTTTTGGTCTACCCATTCCTTGAATACAGTCTTAACTAAAGGTTCATTCGCAAGTTTCTTGTAGTGTTCCACAATTCCATCTTCAAGAGACTCTTGTGTTGAACGCTTTAGCAGCTTCCTGCCGCTTGATGTGCTTTCGTCTGGCAAGTATGTATACCACTTCTCGTCCTTTCCTTGCCAGATTTCATTATTGTGTGCTTTTAAATATTTTTTCCTTTCGTTCATTTCAATTTGTTTTTGAACATCGTCACGAGAGATAATACCATTCTCCAGTACATAATTCAACAACTCTTTGTCTGTTAATTCCAATCACAGCACACCCTTTCAATTTTATTTTTAATGTTTCTTATTCTCCTTTCAAGAGTTCTTTGCGATACGCATAATCGTGCAACTATCTCTTTTTGTGTAAAATTCCGAGAAAGAAGTTTGAATATTCTCTCTTCTTCCTCGGTAAAATTGGCATTTTCAATTATTTTGTCAAGCTCCGGCTTAGTAAGTTTCGAAAACTTCATAAGCCATACTCCTTAATATTTAATTTTTATTTTTGTTTCTTCTTCTAACTGTTCAATAAGTTCTTTCGGATCTATAAGCCCTGCATTGAAATCTTCGTTGAATTTATCAATCTCATCAATAAGCCGTTCTAGTCGCTTGTTTCCAAATCCGAATTTATCGTGCAGCACCCATAGCAGAATTGTTAAGGCATTACCAAACATTTCTTTATTTTCTTTATTCTTCTGCCTGTTTAACTGAACTCTCATCATTTGTTCCTGAAATCTTCGTTGTTCCGACTTGCTCATTTAACATAGCCTCTCTTTTCTTTTTCTCCCGATATCTTTTACAGTACATGGCATTTTTACCGGCTTCAATCCTTTTAGCTTCTCTTCTTTTTTGTGCAGCTTTACCTTTTTCTGATTGCTTATACCTTTTTTGTGCAGCTTTGCCTTTTTCAGTCTGAAAATATTTCTTCTGGCTAATTTTATGTTCTTCTGACTGATTATATCGTCTGCGTCTAGCTTTGCCTTTTTCGCTCTGTTCATACATTCTGTCATATATAACCTTTGCCCTTTGCTTAGGTTCTAATTGCTCTAATTTATTTCTAAAAGCAATTTCTTTATCTAGTTTATTCTGCTGAACTATATCTGACTGCTCAAGCGTATTGTATAAACAATCATCTAAAGTGCAGTTAAGGCAATCGGGATAAATACAATTTTTGGGTTTCATAATTTACCTCATGGCGTTTATTCTTTCTTGAATATCTTGAGGTGCTTCAATATACTCTTCTGCGTTTGTATTTTGACCGATAAGGGTATTTTCTTTAATTTGTAATGTATTTATATCTCTTTGGAATTTTTGCTCGATTTGAGCCTTATACGAATTTGCATTCGCCTTTTCGATAAGTGATTTGATATTGTCCGGCATGCGATTTATTTCATTCGCGCGCTTAACAACTGTTTCGTAAGTTCTTAAGAAATTCGATTGTATTACTGTTTCTATCGTCTGATAATCTGATGTCGCCCAGTTTTTAAGGTTGTCTGGTATACCAACTGCTTGTCTGACTAATGGCGGTAGCTTGTTAAATTCTTCAACCGCCCCATATGTGCCATTCCTTAATGCTTTACTGACTAATCCCCAAGCTGCCATTCCGTCAAGTTCCTGTGGCTGTGATATAGTCTGTATCTTACCTATCAGCTGTCCTATACTTGGGGCAAATCCGCTTATATCAGAGTTGATGTATGCTTTAAGTGCGACTGACACTTGTTCATAACTATAACTTTCTAACATCATATTCCAGACATCTACTGTTTCTGATAGGTTGTTAGGTTTGTAGTTAGGGTAGCAATCACACATAATGCGAATGATTTTAACTGTTTCTTCTCTTGTCATTGCTACCTCCTTTCAATTGATTAGAAATAGTATCTAGTTTGTCACATATAATAGCACTATTAATTGCAATTGTTTTTAAGAGTGATTCAACCTTTCCGTTGTACGGATAATCACTTCTAAAATTTATTTTGTTGAGTGTATCATCTATTCTGCTCATTCTTACCACCCCACCTTACACGTTATCCCAATCAATAGCACCCTTATTGAAATTCTGATTGCCTTGCTTTTCAGAAACGACATTCTGATTAAGGTAACTCTCAAACTTCGTGCCAAACAAGGTATCTGGTCTTAAATATCTTTCCCTTTCAGTTCCAAGCCATTCATTAACCTTTTTATCTATGACTGTGTAAAAATCCTGTTCAGTATATCCCTCTTTGATTCTTGCCCCGATATGCTTTTTAGTATTAGGTGTATTGTATCTATATTTGGTATTACATCTGTTATTTAAGTAACTAATAATATTTATATATATATTATTATCTATATTATCTTTCTTTTTATTTACTATATTATTATTAACAGAAACAGAATCAGATACAGTATCAGTTGTATCAATACAATTTGTATCGATACCGTATCTTGCGCTGTCTTTATCAAAGATTTTCTGCATATAATCTCTAAATAAATTGCACTTAATGTTTAGTATCTCTTTTAATAGCGGCTTTCTGAATTTTTCAGAATTAGTCCAGTTGTATTTATGCCAATTTAGCAATAATATTTCCTTTGTTTCTTCTGAATATTTAAGCACATTATGAATATTTTCAAAGCGTTTTATTAGATTTTCCACACTATCTTTACTGTACCCCATTTCATTAGCAACTTGCTTGAGACTTATTTCATAACAGCCACATAAATTTGTGTGGGGATTAGTAAATAAATATAAATAAAAATATCTATCTTCCGGTGTAAAATCATCAGTTACTTTGCTGTCAGTCCAAAATGATAATTGAACATTTCTATATATTGCCATATTATTGCTCCTATTCTTCAAGTTCCGTCACATTGTTACTTCACTAAATCATTAATATTAACTCTGAATCCGTCAAATTCCTTGCCTTTGCTCTTGATGTAAGCTGTTGTATCAAAGAACATCAAGTTGCCCTCTCTGTCCGTTGCCATACTTACACCATTTCTTGTAAGACTGCTTTTGAGTAGGTCAAGTAAAATCTGTATTTCCTGCTTTGTTTCATCTTTCATACTGTATTTCCTTGCTTTATATTCAGATTTTTAAACATAGCGCACATAACATCTACCACAATGCTGTTCCCAAATTGCTTATACAACTGCGTGTTACTGTTTACTGCTGCCATTTTGTCAATATCTTCATCAGATACACCCATCAGCCGTCCACACTCTCTCGGTGTCAGCTTTCTGATACGATATTGTGTAGCAATATGGCTATTCGCATATCCGTGTGTTCCGGCTACGAGATTAGCCGATATGCCGTTATCAGAAATAACTGTGCCGCATTGGGAACCGTTGCTTGATATTTGACCGACTTTTTGGATATTATTTTCAAGCAATAAATTATCTTTTTGCACTGTTGTCAGCGTATTAGATATATCATCTTTTCTAGGCTCTAATTCCGTCATATTGTGCCTACTTTCTTGTATCCGACCGCTTTCGTACGCTTTCCGTATCTGTTTGCCATATTCTGTCCGTTTGGGTGTTAATACTTGGCTTTCTATAACAAGATTGTCTTTCTGCACACTCGTTAAGCAATTATTTATACCTTGCATATTCACCTCTAATCTCTGCTCTGTTAGACTTCCCGCAGTTCTATCTGACGGATTATCGGGATTTCTGCCACGCATAGCAACTATCTGACTTTCACACACCTTAATCTGTTGCGTACCACCGCCCTCAACTGTTGTGATATTAGGGCAAAGTGCATTTTCATCATATACTGTGTTTGATTGATGTTTGCCTGTGCCATTATCCATAAATCCTAACTGCTTTGCTTCAAGTATTTTTGGCTCTTGATTACCGCCTTGCATTGTACTCAATGTTGGACTGCACCCCCCCCCACATCATAAATTCTGTTGGTGCTCTCAAATTTTGATTCAAGAGAGCCTATTACATTTACATCTGCCATTACTTCAATCACTCCGCTACTTGCTTTATTGGCTCTTAGGGTAGGACAAATACCCCCCCTAAGTACCTTTTCACCACCGAATTTTTCACTTTCAAAAAGCACTATTCCGATAGCATCTGTTAGTTTTTCCATTCAATCACTTCATTACTTCCATAATTATCAAGGCCTTTATAATCTCTTGCCCTAAGAGTTACGGCTACATCAATCTGTTTTTCTGCCGTCTCTCCCATATCCTTTAACAACCAAGTTTCCAACTTGTTGTTGGTTTGATATTCCGCAGTCATATCTTGCCGTAATGCAGTTTGCAACTTCTCTCTGCTGTGGCTTATTGATTGTTCCGTCAACGCAAGTCTGTCTGTCTGTCTGTCTGTCAAGATTGTGTTGTGGTAATGTACCATTGTCAATAAGCTGTTTTATCAGCTTGTCAGCCTTTTCATTGTTGATGTAATACTTTTCATCTACATTATCCTCAAGATAGTCCTTCAACTTCTTTTTGAGCAGTATAGGCTGTGGAAAATGGTAATTGTACTCACCCAGGAATGAAAACATAAAACATCTTTCACGATTTTGCGCTACACCATAATTTTTAGCATTCAAGTCTTGATAGTAATTTGTGTAGCCAAGGCTTTCAAGGAAATCTAGCCATTTTCTAAAGTCAGGCATATTATCCTGACTATGTACTTGTGGTACATTCTCCATGAATAAAATCTGTGGCAATTCTCCGTTGCTATCTCTGATTTCTGTTAGTATTCTCTCAACTTCCCACAACAGACCGCTTCTTGTACCGCTGCCCTTAGACATTCCAGCTTGTTTTCCAGCAACTGATAAATCCGTACAAGGAAATGAGTAAGTAAGTAAGTAAGTGAATGCATTTGTGTCGCAGATATTCAAATCTTCTGCGTGAACCTTAGTTATATCCATTGTAGGAAAATCTGTGCCATGCACTGCGTTATAGCTTGCAATAGCATACTTATCAAACTCCACAACTCTGTAATGCTCAAATTTAGTGCCTATTCTCTTTAGTGCCATTGCCTGACTTCCGTAGCCGGCGAATAATTCTATCAAGCGGATAGGCTTCGTAATACTAATTGGCTCTCTCGTGAAGTCAAATATAGACATTTGATTATCGCAAGAACAATTGTCAAAATTCATAAAATCTACCAAAAGGAAACCTCGGTTTTATGTGCGCACAACCTATTCCTTTCTTTGATTTTTAGTTAGTTAAATCTGTTTCTCGGAAGAGTAAAATCTATTCTCTGACCGCAGTTATAGCACCACTTGTAAGAGTATTTAATAATATCTTCGCCTGTAAAAATCTGACCGCATACAGGACATTTATAATCATCTTCACTATCCTGTACGGCAATTATATCTTTTTCTTTCAGCTTTTCTTTCAAGTGGTCTAATACCTCTATGCAATCATTTCTTTTCATTCTGAACCACCCACTTTCAATAAATCCATAAATTTCTCATACTGTTTCTGCGACACCTTATTATTAGCCTTATCGTCTCTAATTTCGATTTTAAGGTGCTTTTCTGCGATAGAAGATAATTCTCTCGCTAACACCTTTTTGCCTTGCTGTATGCCCTGCATATAACCTTTAGGTGCTTTTCTCTCGCCTATTGAACCACTAGCACGATTTTCTCCCTGACCGCCTAAACTGACATTCCGAAGCTGATAGCCTTTATCTGCATATAGCTTGATGTAATACTTCTCTTTTTCGTCAAGCTGACTTTCGGAGAAATTCAGAAATTCAACTCGCCAACCATAAGGATTTTTCTCTTTGTCGTACAGCTTATGTTTGCGTAAACTAAGGTCTATATGCTGTTCATAACCTACAAGGTGGCTTGCCAATCTGCTAAGTGTATGTACTGCCTGTCCGATATACGCATACTTAAATCCGTTTTCATCTTCTCGGAGCAAGAAGTATATTCCACTTTTATCATTCAGTTTTGGATTCAGCTTCAATAGTCGCTTTTTATTTTCCTGTTCTATCGCCTTGGCTCTTGCTATGTTTTGATAATTCAAGAATTGCCACCTGCCTTTACTATCTCTATTGCCTTTTCAAGAAGAATAAGATAATTATTGCTGTTGCCACTTCCATACAGTTTTACAGAAGAGTCTGTTTTCAACTGCTCCGCAACTCTATCAATGTCATAAACTGTCGGCTGATTATCAACAAAATCAAGAATCGCTTTCATCTGGCTTTTGTTATAGTGCTGCTCCTGAAAATTTAAGTTATCTGCGTCAATTAATCTCATTCTTCATCGCTCCAATCTAATTTTTGACCGCAATGATAACACCACTTTGCAATATTTGTGCCGGTAATTCCTAAATTACAAATCGGGCAGTAATATGTATTAACATACCTAACCACTTGCTTTTCACTTTTAACAGGTTTCTTCGGTATCTGCTTTTCAAGTGCCTGTATTGCCATTTCGTTAGCCTTGTAATCATCTTCTGTAAACTTGCAATCGTTGTTCTTGTCCGTAATCTGCATATATAATCGCATATTTTTCAGCTTTTCTATTGCTTCATTCTCTGTCATACTCACACCTCTTTAATTAAATGGTAATCCCTCATCAGCTACATTGTCTGGAATTGACATAAAGCTGTTTGAACTAGCATTGCTGCCCATAATTCCATTGCTATTATTGTTCTGCTGATTAGCACGGCTTTCACAAAATTCGTGTCTTTCAACAACACAATCGTTAGTGTAGACTTTCTGTCCGTCCTTGTTAGTGTAATTGCCTGTCTGCCATCTGCCCTCAACGATAATCTTAGTTCCCTGATGTAAATACTTCTCTGCAAATTCTCCATTCTTGCCAAATGCGATACAGCTAATAAAGTCTGCTGCCTGTTCGCCCTCTTTCTTAAAAGTTCTGTCAACAGCTAATGTGTACCTTGCTACTGCCATATTTCCGCTTGCTGTCTGCGAATATCTAATCTCTGGCTCTCTAGTCAGCCTCCCACATAAAATTACACGATTCATTACTTTTCCTCCTTAATTTCCTTTTGCAGGCAAAAACAAATTTATAATAAATACCACAAATAAAATTATCTTAAATGCTATGTTAATGCCTAATATACAAGCTATCCATGATATAACAAAGCTTTCTATCAAAGAGATACCCAACTTAATAAGTACAAATAATAAAATTAATAAAATATAATTCATTACTTTTTCTCACTTTCTAATAACTCTTTATTGTCAAATATGTTGCCGATAACTACTACTCTTTGAATATCTTCAACCGCCCAATAATACAAATCTTTTCTCCATAAGTCGTTTTTCAACCATTTAGTTCTCCATCCTGATTTATCCCATATAACTTCCGCTGTTCCAACCTCACATCTGACAACATCATTCTCCCAAATACGGATATTTAATGCTTAACAATTCATATATAGTGTTTCTCCGCAACCGAATAGTGTGTGAACACATATATCTAATCTTTTATTGTCACCTCTGTAGATAGTTCCTGTTTCAACTGGCTCTCCATATTTTGCATTGCTTATATACTTCATGTTCCCTCCTATTCTGCTAATAGCCATATCTAATTCTTTCGTCACGCATTTCATCAATCGGTTGCACATTCTTAACCCATATTACTGCCCCTTGTGGATGTTCGTAATACCATATATCCTCAATAGGTTCAATTTTGGATAGTACCCACGCATAAGGGGTTTTATATCTTTTCTTCAGTTCTGCATAAGACGCATTAACACAATGATTGTCTCTTTCTTCAGACCAATCAGAGCACGAAACAGGATATGTGGAACTAATGACAGCTGTTGCAACCACTCTATGTGTTCCACTTTCAAGTAAATAGATTGTTTCGTTTTGTTTTTTGGTATTACTGCCCCTTATTTCAATAGTCTTTTTACCACTAATAATAAGGTCTAGCCATTTCTTTTTAATAATCAGTCCGTCCATGCTTTTCTCCTATTCTGCTTCTGATTGAAGCCAATCCATACAACTAGCTTCTCCCTCGTATTCTTCGCCGAATGTGTTCTTAAAAGTTATAAGAAACTCTGCTAACTCTTCATCTGACATATTCCTTATCCTGTCGGCATTGGTGTTTCTGTTATCACATCTACAACAAGGCTCACTATCTCTTGAATTGCCGTTGTGTTGGCAGTTACAGTTATTGTTGCCATCCTGTATTTTCTGCTTATTAATCGCCTGCATTACCCATACTTTTTTAATCAGCCCCATTTCAGATGGGATTTTTGATAATTCATTCTTTAGTCTTGACTTACTAATCAAATCATTCATTTTCTCCACCTCTCAATTCTTTCAGCCTTTCCTCTGCTTCGGCTTTTGTGAGGAATACTGTTTTGCCTATATCGTAAAGTCTATCTAAGTTGAATACAGTACCATGCACGTATGCTTTTTCGTAGGTTAGATATTTCCAATCATAACCCCGAGTTGTTGCTCCTGTTATTTCATAAACTGTATCTCCAATTTTGTAAGGCAACTTGATAAGTCTGCCCTGCTCTTCTAAGTCCTCATATTCTCCCAATTTCCTGATAAGCAAATTCTTAAAGGTATAAGAATTTTCACCACAAGGAAGATTGTCAGCAACTCCAAAGCTTCCATCACTATATGTCTTCGTTAATCTCTCCATTACTGCTCCTTCCCACTTTTAATTATTTACGTCTTGATTTTATATGCCCTAATTGGTTGCCCTTCACTTTTATCACTTTCTTGTGGGTAATATGTATTACCAATCCATTCAAATTTTAAATATACTAATTCAAAATCATTTTTTTCAATGCTGCAGTTTTTAGGCAATCCATGAAAATTTTTACTAAGCCTAAAGCAAGTCTCTACATCATTATCCGTATACCAATTCATATTTATCAAAAATTGTGTTTTATCATTACTGATACCGCTATAAAAGTTTCTCATTCACACCTCCAATCTGCCCAAAAGAAAATCTTGCCATATAATCTCCTTTCTAAAAAGGGCACTCATTAGGATTTTTAATCTTTCAAAACCGACATATCATACCCGCTTTCAATAAACTTCAATGTTTTGGCATGGTTGCACCTATTTCCAAGATATGTATAAATCTGCTCCATATCTTTCTCGGTAAAATCGGTTTCCAAAAACTGATTTACACCGCTAAGTATAAATCTGTGAAATTTATCATTGCTCCGTTTAGTGTTATATGGTTCCGCCTTGTGTGCAGGTCTTGATAGCCATTCTAAAACCTTGCATTTAACATCTTCCTTGCTATTGCAATCTCTTAAAATAAGATATGTGTTACTTTTGATATGTGCTATAAGCTCTCCGTTATGGTTAATAACGCTGTTGGGAAAACAATCCATCAGCTCTTTTATGTCATTCCAATCGCTTAAAATGGTGGTTCATCTCCTTTCCTTAAAACCCATTCCTTGTTGCGTTCTGCAACATCCACATTTGCCCCACAAGCGACTTTTTTCATCTTCTCGATAAAACTACCACTATCAGAATTTTCACTTGATAGATGACACATTATGACATTCTGCAAGCTATCTGAATAATTCGCCTTAACAAAATCGCAAGCTGTGTCAATGGATAAGTGACCTCTGAAAACGTGATTAGCTTTGCCTGTGTTATCCCTATCAACTAAATCCTTGTCATAATTCACACCTAAAAGAATGTGGTTTATGCCTCTAAACTTCCATTTGATTAGTTCACAATCGGTTATATAAAGCATTCTTCCCATTTCTTTGTGTGTAATCAGAAAGCCGAATATCGGACAAGGCTCGCCGTTTGCGTGTGTGTGTGTCCAATTTCCGTCTATTGTTGTTAAATCAAAAGGTTTTACTGTGAATTCGCCTATATTCATTGACATATAATCAATCTTCAAATATGGTGCATAAATCGGTATTCCCATTGACTTAAAATCGTTTACTGACTTGCTATGGTCTAGGGTAGGTGGGTGTGACTTATAATCACACCCTTAATCCCCCTTATATTCCAATCTAAGCCTTTTTTAATCTCCTTAATCGGTATTCCACAATCAAGGATAAGTGTTTCTCCACTGTCGGAAGTTAGCAGATAGCAATTACCGGCTGACGATGAGCCTAAACATTTTAATTTCATAAAATTACTTCCTTAATACTTAATATTCATATTTCCGTGTTCATTAACCCAATCAATAGCTTCTGCGTATGTCACGCCATTGTTTTTCAAGATGTAAAGCAGATTATGAAATTTAGGGTGCGTTTCTTTCAACCTTAAAAATCTGCTTTCTTTCTCTAAGTGACAACCGAATCCGCACAATACACATCCGGTTCTTTGACATCCTGTAGTTTTCAGCAATGGTCTTTCATTATCAAAAATTCCAAAATCAGCAAATGACATCTGATTTTCGCATTGTCCCATAGCTTCGTAATCTGTGACTACTTCGCCATAAACAGAACATATAGGCAGATTATTTTCTTTGATGTAAAGCAACACATCCTGTTCTGTCCAAAAGCTCATAGGATTGCTATGTGGTCTTGTGACATTAAAAGCATTACAGCCATCTTGCAACCATTTCTGTGTACGCATAACGCTTTCACTTGCCATAGTCGCTATAATCGGCTTTCTGCCTGTTTCTTTTTCGTAATCGTGTGCAGGCTTTTTCTTCATAATGTCACAACATAAGTCGCTTATTTCAAATGGTGCGTCAAGAAAGAATTTGTATTTTTCTTGATTAAACTGACTATAATTGCCTTTACTATCTGTCAGTTCTCCATTCAGTCTGCGCAACCTGTATTCTGAACCGCTAGGGATAACTCCCATCTGCAAACTCTTGTACTGTTCGTTCTGCTTGTTTATTCTCCTGTCTATTCCTAGCAGGTCTGCCATGTAGCAAGCATACGGAACTGTCTGTCTGTCTGTCTGTCTGTCTGTCTGTCTGTCTGTCTGTCTGTCTGTCTG